CAATCTATTGAGAAAGGGCAGATAGTAGAAATAACTGTTCCTAACATAGAAAAGCCTATAAAAGTAGTAGTACTTGATGTAATCGAGTATTCTACAGGCGGTAATAGTGCTCACCATGAGTGTATAATGTATGCACAAAAGAGGCTCTTTAAGGCTTCATTTGAATGTAACTGGTCTATAGAAGATAGTTATAATGGCGATCCTGATATACCAGAGGATGAAGTAGAACTCTACTATTATTCAAACTTAAAATATGAAGGGATAATAGTAGAGTATTGTGAAATACCTGAAATCCAACATCAAGAAATAGACCTATGACCACAAACAAACAGAGAGCTGCTGTTCACTTTTGTGAGCAGTGGCTTAATGTTACCTTTGAAGGTAACATTAATGACTTTCAACAAGTAAGTTACTTTTTGTCAATCTACTTAGATGAGGCTAAAAGTCTCTATGATGAAGTCAGATGTGAGTATGAATCTTATTTATGGGATTTAATGATGGATTAACATGGCAAGAAAACATACATATCACCAAGAAAACTGTGACTGCTCCATAAGAGAAGTCATAGTAGATGTCTATGGAAGGAAAATAATCCTTAGTGGACAACATGCCTTTGAATATAGTATAACTGTTATATCAATTACTGGTAGAATAGTTATTACTGACTTCAAGAATGGTAAAGAAGCAAGAAAAGAGTTCTACAAATATAAAAGGAAGAAGTAAATGAGAGTCAAGCTTATACTTAAAGGTGTGTTACTATGGGTAACAGCCTTTGCAGCTGTAATCTTCATATCAGGAGTAGATAGTATCTATGATAATGGATACCTCTTTCAGACCCTTATAGCTATTGCAGTAATGGTATTCTGTTGCTACAAGCTAATCTCAGAGGAAGAGTTTGAAATTTTATCTTTGTACAGATGGTTTAACAAAATTATATAACAATGAACAGACAACAAGCAAAGGAACTTCTGCCTATAATATCAGCATTTGCAGAAGGTGAAACAATACAAGTAAAAGGTCCAGATAATAGATGGTATGACTCTGACAGGAAAGGTTGTAAATTAAAATTTGACTCAGACCCCCAAATGTATCGCATTAAGCCAAAATATCGGCCTTTTAGAAATAAAGAAGAGTGTTGGAATGAAATGCTTAAACATCAGCCATTTGGGTGGGTAAAACATACCTCTTCTAATGAATATTTTTATTCTATATTAGAAGTTGTAGACGGTGGTTGTGTATTTGTGTATGGGCCTATGGTTCCATTTGATGAGGTTTATGAGTTCAACACATTTGCTGATGGAACACCATTTGGTATTGAAGACTAAACAATAATGCGAAAAATATAGCTGAATATTTAGATGATAGATGTGACTATAATTTTGATAACTTAGATACTTATTCTTCAGAAGAGAAGCAGTTATATGTAATAGCAAGAAGTCATTGTTTTTCTAAAAAAGATATTGGCAAATATGTTGTTGTACAAAATACAAGACGAAATAAAAATATTGTGTCAAAATTATATCTTGTTGATAGAACAAAGACTAAACAGATGTGGTGGTCTCCAGCATCTATTTATGCTATGATATTTGAGAAAAAGTCAGCTGCTGAATATCAAGCTAAAAAGTATAAGTATAATAAAGTAAGAATAAAACAAATAACACAAGAAATGGCTGATATAGAATATTTTATAAACAATTATACAGAATAAATTGGTAATAATTTAACTGGAGATAATTTAACTTATTCCTATTACTCATTAGAATAATAGGAATTTTGCTCCTATAGTTCAATGGATAGAATATCTCTCTCCTAAAGAGAAAATGTAGGTTCGATTCCTACTGGGAGTACTAAGGTATTACTCATATAAGGTAATTGATTGTTTTTAGGTATGTGAATTTGAAGGAATTTGTATGTGAATATGAATTCCTTTATGTCTCCATAGTTCAAGGGATAGAACAATAGTCTTCTAAACTATATATCTGAGTTCGAGTCTCAGTGGAGATACAATGGTGGATTTAGCTCACTATTTCTACTAAGCAGTGGAACCTGAAGATAAGCAAAATGTGATGCTGATAGGCAAGCTATCACCACTTAATAAATGCAAGAGCTTCAATGTGGGGATATAAAGAGGAAGCTACGTGACTTTAAGTACAATAATTTCAATAGGAAAAGCTGTATGACTTTGTTAGGACATTCTTTCAATATGAAATGAATCCATTTTTACATGAATAACTAAAACAGTAAGATATGCAAAAAGATTTGGTTTTCTTTAAGAAGGAGGGTGAAGAAGGAGTAGCCTTGACTTCTACAAGTGCTAACCACATTGCTAACTTGGCTAAGGAGTATATTCAAGGTGTGGAGACACAACTGAATAATATATGCTTCTTTAATACTGAGGTAGCATTGGTAGGTAGTGTTGGTGGTGCAAGCACCATTCAGACAGGAGAAACATCTGAAGTTTTGAATTACTTACAACCAATGCTTGAAGCAGTAGCACATGCTAAATCTCTTATAGCTTGGTTGAGAGAGGGTATCAAAGCTAAGGAGAACCTGATAAGGGACTTGCAGAATATTGGTCTTGAAGATTGGTGTAAGGAGAATGGGCTGACATATCCTGAAGCTCCTAACCGTGGTCATGTATTGACTGAGGTAGAGTATTATGCTTCTCTTCCTATCAAGGAGAGAAACAGATACTATCAGTTAGAGACTGAGGCTGCTGTATTAGGCAAGTATATTCATCCTGATGGACACTTGTCTGATGCAAGAAAGGAGTTGAAAGATAAGCTCCAACATCCACATAAGGTAGATGGTAAAGGTAGGGATGCTCTCATCTATACCTATACTCCTACTGTAGATGTAGCAGGGGTAGATAATGTATTCTTTGAACTTCAAAAGAAACACAGAGAGATACAGGCTCAGCTGAATGCTATGAAGTACAGCTGTGAGCAGGCTATCAATGAGTCTACCAGTAAGGTGAACTCAGAGTATATGGTTGCTTCACAGAAGTACCAAGCTGAACTCAAAGATATATTAGGAGCCTTCAAGACATGGAATGATGAGAAATCTCAAGAATACAGCAAGTTGAAGATTGTAGTACCTAACTCACTATTGGGTACTTATAATACTATCAACTCTCTAGGCAAGTAAATAAGGACTTGGGATATTAATCCCTAACCTTATTGAATACATATAGTAAGTATCTGTTAAAATATACATAATGGCTAATAAAATGTAATATAATATCTAATGCTTAACCGTTAGATAGTCTGTTATTCCAAAATAACTAACCCTATGAAGTCTGACTGATGGAGGGATGTTCTTGTTCTTGGTGGTTTAACAGGTTCTTGCTATTGATATTGGCTTTGTGTTAGTAGGTATTTACTATGTGTAACTTGTCTTTGTATCTTGGTGTAATTGGTAGCACACTGGCTGTTGGGCTGGAGGTTAGGTTCGAGTCCTAAGATACACCAATTTATTGTTTCACTTCTAAAATAAAAAAATGGAAAAGAACAAACAAAAGGGTCTGGAAAGAAATCTGGAACAGAAGCATTTTGAATATGCTGCAATAGCCATCAAAGGTGGCAAAGAGAGTGGTAGTTTAACCAATGTTGAACTTGTTGAAAATTTGGTAGAAAGCTACAAAGGCAAGACAGTACAGGCACCTATTGAGGTGATTGTAGCAAGTGTACTATTCCTCAATGCAAGAGAGTTGATGGGTACCATTGAAGCCCTGAACCATACTCTTCGCATTAAAATGGTGGAGGAATTAAAGGAAAAGGCAGATAAGGGAGAAGCCACAGCAAAAGATACAATGGCTGCTCTTATGCTTGCTGCAATTATGAAGGAAAAATCTAAAGAAGATTAATAAACATGAGTGAAATCAAGTTAAGTCTGAGTATTGAGCTTCAAGGAAGCACAATGTTCAGCAAGGAGGAGTGCCTTAAAACAACTCACAAAGTGATTGAGAAGAAGACCAAAGCTGGTAAAATCTACAAGAAAACCATTAAGGTAAAAGTAGAGGATTGGGACAAGATGGAGAAGCACTCTATGAGAGTGACTGATGAGGGTGGCATCAATCCAGAGATTATCACTTTCCATACAAGAAAGTGCAAGCCAGCTGCACAGTCCTTGAACATGAGCAAGGAGGCTTATGAATATATGATTGACAAGGATTCTTGTCCTCCATGGCTTAAGCCTGGCAAGTGGGCTGCAATGAGTAAAAAGGAGAGACTTGAAGCTCATTTGCAGAGAACAGTAGAATACCTTGGAGGTACTTCATACACTTATCAGGTGTTTGAGGACTAAATAGGAATGTTCTCATAGTAAGGGCAGGGGTACTAATAATATCCTTGTCCTTCTTTTTTTTTACAACCTACTAACTAAGTGGGATAAAACTAAGAGATTGAGGAATTGGTAATATTGGTACCACAAAGTTTATAGTTGTGGATGACTTTATATCATCAGGTGAAACCATTAAAGCAATTATACAGAAACTGGATATGCACTTTTTGATAAGGTAATGTATAGTCCTATTAATAAGTATGATATGCTTTGTGTAAGTAACTTCATTGATGCAAAAGCATTAAAGAAGAACTCATGTGATGATTACAGGAAATGGAAAGGGATTTGTTCAAGATTTGAGTATGTAGTATGTTGTCCTAAACCAGAAAAGGATGAACAAAAAAGTAATTTATGACAAGGATATGGATTATAGTTTTACTCATAATATACGCGATGGTCCTATTTAATCATTATGAGCCATCAATAGATATAATAGTACAAGGTAAAAGGTATAGGGTATTACTGTGGTATAACAGCTACAAGTCAAACTATCCTAATAAACCTATAGTAGTAAGAAATTACATACAACTATTTGTAATATGAGTAAAGAAAAGAAGTACAAAATACCCCATAAGTATCTTAGCAAATATCCTATGAGGAAAGAAGCTAGATATAAGGTAATGGGAGGTAAAAATGGCGAGAAAGCAAAGTTTAAGTACTTTAGACACAAAAAAACTCTGGAAGACCTTAGAAGGTCATATATCTATGAGGAAGATGGTGGCTAGGTATATTTGGTTTTGGGACTAATAATATGATAATATGAGAAAATTCATTATCAAGATAGTATGTTTGGTGCTGGGTTTATTCATAGCACTAAATGCTGTTACTCAATTACTTACCATGAGTAACACAGCTGCTAACATTGCAGGAATTGTATTGTTAATAGCAGCTATATGGATAGGTGTAGAAATAATAATTAAATTAATTAAAACAGAGAAAAATGAAGAGTAAATTAATTATGTGCCTTATGGCAGTATTTACCATGTTAGGCATGTCCTCATGTGGTTATGAGAGAGTAGATGCAGGTTGTGAGGGTATTAAGGTAAACCTCTATGGCTCTGACAAGGGTGTAGATGATGTATCTTTGGTCACTGGTGCAGTATGGTATAATCCATTTACTGAGCAAGTTTATGAGTATCCTACTTATGTTCAGACAATTGATTATCCTGCTTTCACAATTAATGCAAAGGATGGCTCAGAGTTTAGTATTGATCCTACTATTTCATTGAAGATTGTTGATGGTAAATCACCTCAGGTATTCAAGAAGTATAGGAAGGAACTTAATGATGTTATCAATGGAACTCTCTTTAACTATGTAAAGGATGCTTTCAGGATTCAGCTCAATAAGTATACTACTGATGAGATTGTATCAAACAGAGATATGGTAGAGAAGGCTATTGAAGCACATTTGTCTAAGGCACTGCTTAAAGAGAATTTTCAGCTAGAACAACTTACTTCAGGATTGAAATATCCTAATTCTATTGTAGAAGCAGTTAATGCTAAGAATGCTGCTATTCAAAAGGCACAAAAGGCTCAGAATGAGCTTGCTGTAGTTAAGGCAGAGGCAGAGAAGAAGGTAGTTGCAGCACAAGCTGAAGCAGAGGCTAATAAGCTTAGAACACAGGCTTTGACACCATTGATTCTTAAGCAGCAGTGGATTGAGAAGTGGGATGGTAAGCTTCCTGTATATGGTAGTTTACCTACATTGTTCAAAGGTATTGAGTAACTATGGCTTGGGTTATAATTATTGGTTTAATATCCTTCATAATTCAAATATATGTACTAAAACATACTTATACACTCACAAGGATAGGTGATACGTACTTTGACTGGAAAGAAGCTAAAAAGATAGGTATTCCATTATGGATAGTACTTATCATGCTGATTACCAGTATTATACCTTTTGCTAACATAGTAGAGGTCATGGTATTTTGGATTGTATGGCTAAAGTATTACTTAGACCCCGAAGTATGTTGGAGGAATGATTGGTACACATATTGGAGATTCAAGGATAAATTCTTTTCAAGAGAGATATGAGAAATAAATGGTTGAAAGCACTTATTGTAACAGCTACAGTAGTGCCGTGGAGTGTAGTAATTGCATTACTCTTGCAAGTCAAGAGTATAGTTTCTCAACAACCAAAGGTTGATACTGTCCCTGTAATAGAGGTGGCTGATACCATTATTAATGAGCAACCAAAGTTCTTCTCTCAGGCCCCTAAGGAGGGCCTGAAGGAGGCTTTGTCTTATTATGGTTTAGAGCATAAGGATATTGTCTATGCACAAGCTGTACTTGAAACAGGACATTTTAAGTCTAAGGCATGCTTGGAATATAATAATCTATTTGGTCTTTATAATAGTAAAGAAAAGAGATATTGTAAGTTCAAGCATTGGACTGAAAGTGTTGTAGCTTATAAGGAGTGGATACAAAAGAAATATCAACCTCCCGATAACTATTATGCTTTTCTTGAGGAAATAAACTATGCGACTGATAAAGAATATATAAGTATATTAAAAAGTATTGTAAACAAAGAATGACAAGAGAAGAAGTGAATAACTTGGCTCTATCTAAGATAGATAAGGCTAAGTACTTGATACTTGAGTTGATAACTGGAATGGGTAAGACCAAGGTAGCAATAGACCTCATTAATCATATATGTGATAGGGTATTCAGGAATGATGAATGTCCTACTACTATACTTATCCTTGTGGCAAAGACTGTACATAAGCAGACTTGGAAGGATGAGATTGAGAAATGGGGAGGCATCAAGTCTGACTATATTACCATTGAATGCTATGAGTCACTAAAGAATTATGAGAACTCATGCTTTGATGTAGTAGTGGCAGATGAGATGCAGCATTTGTCAGAAGCAAGAATTGATGTATTGGAGACTATTCATATCAATGAGTCTTTCATTGGATTGTCTGCCACTATTAAGAGAGACATGAGGGATTATTTCATCTACAACCATAAGGCTGAGGTCATTAAGTGTGGCCTCAAGGAAGCTGTAGAGGATGAAGTATTGCCTGAGCCTATAGTGTATCTGTTACCTTTAACCTTGGATAATTCTATATGTAAATACAGAACCAAAAGATTTGGTAAGGAGATTACTACTACTCAGAAAGGTTATTATGATAGTGTCTCTTCACTTATAGAGTGGTACAAGAATAAGTACTTTAACTCAAGAAATGAGAGGATAAAGAACTTATGGCTTTCAACAGCAGGCAAAAGGTTGAAGTGGTGTGCTGAACAGAAAGAAGCTCTTGTGCTATCTCTTCTTGACAAGTTCAAGAATTACAAGACTTTGACTTTCTGTAGTAGTATTGAACAGTCAGAGAGGTTGGGTAAATACAATATCACCTCAAAGAATAAGGCTTCAGTAAAGAACCTTGAAATGTTTAATCTTAACAAGATTAAGCATATCACTGCCTGTAACATACTCAATGAAGGTGTGAACTTGACTAATTGTAGGATAGGTATATTCTGCAACTTGAATAGTTCGGAGATTGTAGTAAAACAAAGAGTTGGTAGAATACTTAGACATAAGTCTCCTATTATCATCATACCTTATTTCAAGGATACAAGGGAAGAAGAACTTGTGCAGAAGATGATAGAGGAGTACTCTGAGGATTCTATCATTAGTGTTGATAGTATTAATGACATTAAGCTATGACAATATGTTTAAGTAAGGAAGGATGCCAGAAGAACAATATTAGTCTTGCTGAGGCCCTTTTAATGCTTGCCATCCATAATAATGCTGACCTTGATGCAGCTCAAAAGGGGCTAATCAAGAAAGGCTATATAACTGCTAACAGGGATGACCTATTCCAGCAGGTTGGATGGAGACTCACTAATAAAGGTACTGAGGTAATAGATTCTGTAATTGTAGACTCTGATAAGAAACAAGAACCTAATGATAGGTTGGTTCAGTTGGCTACAAAACTCAAGGAGATATTTCCTAAGGGCAAGAAAGATGGTACTAACTATTATTGGGCAGATGGAGTGGCTTTGATTGTACGAAGATTGAAGCTATTCTTTAAGAAGTATGGAAATACTTATACTGATGAGCAAATCATACAGGCAACCAGTAAGTATGTGGAGGGTTTCAATGGGAACTATACATATATGAGGTTATTGAAGTATTTCATATTCAAAGAGAAAGTTGGTGCTGCTGGTGAGGTTGAAGGAGACTCAGAATTGATTAGTTATATTGAGAATGCTGGTCAGGAAGAAACTCTTAGAAATGACTGGGCTACAACATTAAGATAGTATGAAGGAAAGTATAAGTTTAAGAGAAAGAGTTATTGCCAATCTTGAAGAAAGAAGGCAACGAATCCTAGATGGGCAGCTTAATTGCATCCCATCTCCTTTCAAAAGATTCAGTGAAGATTTCATTGGTATTGAGCAAAGTTGCTATTATACCATAACTTCTTTCACTAAGGGAGGTAAATCTCAATTCACTTCCTACACTTTTATCTACAAGCCTCTCATGTTCTGCTATTTTACTAAGGCAGATATTGACATCAAGATATTGTATTTTCCTTTGGAGGAGACTCCTGATAGGATTATGCAAAGATTTATATCTTGGTTACTATTTGACTTCAGTAAGGGCAAGATAAGAGTTAGTCCAAGAGAGTTAAGGAGTACTACCTCTCCAATATCTGAGGAAGTCTTGGATATAATCAACAGCGAGGAAATCCAAGACATACTTGAGTATTTTGAGGAGCATGTAATCTTCCCTGAAGAAGCTGCAAATCCTACAGGAATATATAAGTACTGTAAGAATTATGCAGAGGAGCATGGCACAGTATATACTAAGACTGGTCAATATAAGGATGAGCTTGGCATAGTACAGAACAGACAAGTGTTTGACAGGTATGAGCAAGATAATCCTAATGAATACAGGCTGGTCATAGTAGATACCATCAATCTTATAGATACTGAAAGAGGAATGACTCTCAAGCAATCTATGGATAAGCTGAGTGAGTACTGTGCCAAGTATCTCAGAAACAGGTATAACTATTCTCCTATCATCATTCAACAGCAGGCATTTGACCAAGAGGGCAATGAGGCTTTCAAGATTGGTAGGGTAAGACCTTCTGTTGCTGGATTAGGAGATAGTAAGTACACTTCAAGGGATAGCAATGTAGTTCTTGGATTGTTTTCACCATTTAGATTTGCACTAAAGGAGTATGAGGGATATGATATATCCAAGTTTAAGGATAATATCAGATTTCTTGAAATGATAGTGAATAGAGATGGTGAGATGGGTGGGCTATGTCCATTATTCTTTGATGGCGCAGTATGCCAATTTGAAGAACTTCCAAGGCCAGACAACAAAGGTGAAATAGCCAAAATATATGACTATTTGAAGCACATAAGAGGTGCAGCAGCTAAGTCATTTTTTAGTTATGGAATAAAGAAAAAGAATAAGAGCTTGCGTAATACTGGATTATTTAGTAAATTCGCAACCCTTTTCAAGTAAAAGTAACATTATAAAACAAAAACAATGGCAAAAATTCTAGTTTTAGCAAAATCAGGCTTCGGAAAAACTACCTCCTATTGTGGTAGAGAGAAGTTGGGAATTAAGGGGCTTGACCCAAAGGAAACCTATGTCATTCAGTGCATTGGCAGGGGTGTTCCTAACCCTAACTTTAAGCTGATTGAGGGCAGTATTGGAGTAGAGAATGTAGGTAAGCCTACACAGAAACTTGTAAATGCAAATGCCCTTGGTACAGGCAATAGAGTGCAGGTAGATAGTCTTACAGGTCTTGATAGGTTTGCAGTGATAGCAGAACTCATAAATATGCTAAAGAAATCTCCTTTCAAGAATATTGTAATTGATGACTTCAATTATCTTGCACAGGATTTCTATATGGCAAATGCTATGAAAGGTGGATGGGATACTCCTAAGCAGATTGGCTATGGAATGGGTCTCATCTTTGATGCTTTCAAGGGACTTCCTGAGAATAAGAATATCATCTGCTGTGCCCATTATGAGGAGTATAAGGATAAGAATGGTGACTCCATTTCCTATAAGTTCAAAACCACTGGAAAGATGGTAGCATAGTCTGCCATTATCTATCTAATTGCTGGAACACCCTAAAGACAACTAAACTACAAAGTAATTGGTAACAATAAGCTTGAATGTTTGAAAATTAGTTGTATTCTTAGTGATGGAGGAATGGGCAATCAGCAGCCAAGGGGCTTATTTACAAGTTCAAGGTTCATCGACTATCCCCTGTTGTGGGGGAGTACATTTATAAAGTAATCAATTATATTTGGAAATGGTAGACAATAGAGAAGTACACATTTACACATTAAAGCATCCTGATACCTTAGAAGTAAGATATGTAGGTAAGACTGTAAGAAGTCTAAGTAGGAGATTGGGAAACCATATTGCCAATGCTAAAGGAAATAAGCATAATAAGCATTTAAGCAATTGGATTCTTAATATCTTAAAGGAGAATAAGAAACCTATAATAGAACTCTTGGAAACCTGTCAAAGTGGTATTTGGCAGGAAAGGGAGCAATATTGGATTTCACAGTTTCCCAATTTAATTAATCTTACTGCTGGGGGTGATGGATGTACAGGATTTATTCATAATTCTGAAGCTATAGAAAAGATTAGACAGTCTAAGATTGGAACTAAGCATTCTATAGAGTTTAGGAAGGCTATGAGTAAAAGGCTTAAAGGTGTACCTCTTAGTGAAGAACATAAAAGTAAAATAGGTTTAGCTAATAAGGGAAGAAGGGCTTCAGAGTCTACAAGAAAGAAGCTATCAGAATCTCATAAGGGTATTTCCCAAAGTGAGGAATCCAAAAGAAAAAGAAGTGAATCTATTAAACTTTGGTGGGCTAAGAGAAAATCTATTGAAGATATAGTCAAATCTTAATAGAAATATTAAGGAAACATAGTAGAATGATTACCTACATAAGTTATGTTTCATAAAATGGGACGATTACATCACACCAGAAGGTAAATTTGATATTATCCTCTTTGGCAAGGTAGGATATGATGCAGAAAACAAGAGACCTATCAAGCACTTTGTCAAGGAGTTTGATGGAGAGTATCCTGCTAAAGACAGTCTTGGTGCATTGGATGACCTTCCTGATGAAATTCCTAATGATTTGTCTATAGTAGTAGACAAATTGAGAGAGATTTATGGATAGGAATGAGACTGTAGAATTATCAAGGTTGGCTGCCTTTGGTGGGGTGCCTATACACAAGGCACTTAAAGCAATCACAGACTATTGTCTTGAAAAGGGTAAGTCAGATATTGACACCTCAGTACTTAGAGAGTACTTGGAGAGGGATGTTACTATGCTGTGTTCCTGCCTAAATCAAGCCTTAGAATACTTTGAAGGAAAGTTTATGATATGCAAGCTATGGAGTGCTCCTAATCCATTAAGTAATACGGGGCAAAGAAAGTTATTACAAATCTTTTAATAGTAAGAAAATATGAAAACATTGACAGTAAGACAGTTTGCAGGTGTAAAGAGAATTGCACAGAATGTTAATCCTTTGGTAGTAAAGAAGAATAAGATTGCTGCCAAGATTGATGAACTCAATGCAGAGTATAATGCTCTGACTGAGGAGATTGAGGGACATGAGATGGGTGTCAAGACTTTGACAGGTGGTCTCACAAGTGAAGACTTGGTTGTCAAGAAGGTAGAAGATACTGGTAAGGTTGGTAAGGATGGTAAACCTGTAAAGGTTACTAAGTATGAACCTAAGGCTGGTGTAGTAGTATTCAATGAAGAGACTAGTGTATATGAGATTCATGTAGAAGAGCCTGAGGTTGAAGATGTTGCTCCTGAGATGGTAGATGATACTGAGAAGGCACCTGAGACAGAAGTAAAGGCTGGTGAAGAGTCTCCTATTAACTTCGGAACAAAAATTGTTGATTAACTAAAGTTTTTAATTTCAAATAAAAATGCTACGTAGGGAAATTAAACACTCTGAGGTAGAAGAACAGTATACCAAAGAGAAATTAAATGATTTTTATAATAAAGCAAAGCAGGAGCTTATAAAAGAATTATTTGATAATCCTTATGATGAGATAAGTCTAAGCAATTATTTCTATATAGATGATAAAGGGTACCCTGTTCCTCCTGAATTAAATAATGTAATGGAGACAATACAAGAAAAGGAGTTCCAAGAATCTATAGTAAGAGTGTTTGATTACTCTGTAATAGAAGATTTAATATAAAAGATATAATATAAAGGATATAATATATGAAAAAGACAAATTTTGCATTTATGGCATTTGCTGCTGGTAAAGTATCTACTGAAGGCAATGCAGTGAAGAGATATGTAGGTGTAGCACCTGTATTTGTACTTAGTGTAAATCCTAGCAAAGCAGAGCTTGAGAAGCTGTATAATACCCAACTTGAAAATGACCCTGAGTATCTGGGTGAAGTTGAGGTAGGTGAGGATAAGCATAAAGTACAAAATGTCAGACTTGACTTCATTGTTAAGACTGATGCTGAGAAGTGTGGTGGTATAGAGTTTATTACCAAGGTAGCCTTCTTCCTTAGAAAGGAATACAGATACAATAGAGACCAGACTAAGGTACAGGTAATTGATAAGTATGGTAGAACTGCTTGGGTTACTGTAGAGCAGGCTAAGGCACATGAGATTCCTATGTATAAGAATGGCCCTGCCAACATTGATAAGGACTACAGACCTGCTTATCATGGTGAGGAAGAGCTTACTAACTTCATCAAGGCATACCTTAACATTCCTAATGTAATGAAGTATGTCAATGAGAAATGGGTTATGGTAGATAAACCTGAGGATTGTGAGGCGAGACTTGAGAGTATTGCTGAGTACTTCAAGGGTAACTTCAAGGAGCTGAAAGATGTTATTGCATTGCAGCCTAATAACAAGGTTAAGGTGCTGTTTGGTGTAAGAACCACTGATGATAACAAGCAGTATCAGGCTGTTTATAATCAGATGTTCTTGAAGAACAACATTACTGACTACAGTAAGTTGGATGCAAATTTGCAAGAAAGGAAGGCATCTGGTGCATATTCTACTACTGAGTTTACTGTGTGTGACTTGAAGGAGTATAATGTTGAAGCTACTAACTTCAGTAACTCTGGTTCAAGTGATATGCCTTTCCCCAAGGCAGAAGAGTCCAATCCTTGGGATTTTGGAAAATAAGTAGTAATCTCTCAAAAAAAAAGCATGGCTGTCAGCAAAGGTAAATCTTCTGTTACTTTAAGTGACATCCTAGAAAAGACAACAGAGGCAAATATTCTGTCATTTTATCTAGGAGTCACTGAAATTCCTTGTATTATACATAGTCCTCTTAGGAAAGATAACAAGCCATCATTTGGTCTGTACTCTCCTAATGGAAAGAGGATATATTTTGTGGACTTTGCAACCAAGGATAGGGGAGGTGTATTTGACCTCCTTTGTCAGATGTGGGGGTGTAACTACAGGGAAGTCCTAACAAGGATAAGCAAGGACATACCAAAGCTCTGCTCTATAGGAACACCTAATGTTCATAAACATATTCCATGTGCTGTGAGAAGTACCATTGAATGCAGAAAGAGTACTGACTTACAGTGCAAAGTCAGAGATTGGACATCTTATGATGTTGAATATTGGAAATCCTATGGAATAAGTCTTGATTGGCTGAAGTATGCAGAAGTTTATCCCATATCACATAAGATTATCATAAAAGATGGTCATAGATATGTGTTTGGGGCTGACAAATATGCCTATGCTTATGTAGAACACAAGGAAGGTAAAGTTACTCTAAAGATATACCAACCTTTTAATAAGAATGGTTATAAATGGAGTAACAAACATGATAACTCTGTAATTAGCTTATGGACTAAAGTACCTGAATATGGGGAACAGATTTGTATTTGTTCTTCACTGAAGGATGCTTTATGTCTATGGGCTAACACAGGTATTCCATCTCTTGCCATTCAAGGTGAGGGATATAGGATGAGTGATACTGCAATTAGTGAACTGAAAAGAAGATATAAACAAATCTTCATTTGCTTGGATAATGATGAGCCAGGATTGAAAGATGCTCAGAAGTTAGCTGAGGAAACAGGTTTTACTAATGTAGTATTACCACCCTTTAATGAAGGGAAAGATATTTCAGACTTGTATAAGGCTAAGGGCAAAGATGAGTTCCTTAGAATAATCAAGCCTTTATTTATCTCTTCAAGACAAGAGGACAATGATTGGAATGATTTGCCCTTTCGCATAGATTAAAGTTTCAATAAGTTCAATTTTATAAAAAAAAAGTGAAAACATGGAAGCAAGAAAAATTACAGTCGTACAGACTAAGAATCAGAAGAAAAGTGTTATTATGTCAGCAGCCACGACCCTTGCTGAGTTGAAGAGTGACTTGAGAGCCAATGGTATTGACTATGATGGTATGACCTTCTTTGAGGGTACATCAAAGGTTGAATTGAAGAATAATGCTTCAGTTCTACCACATGATGTTCCTTACAAGGGAACTATCACCAACGAGTTGGTTTTCATGCTTACTAACACCAACAAGAAAATCAGAAGTGGTGCTGTTGCAATGAGTAGAACTGAAGCATATAGTGCTATCAAATCTATGGGTTTACAGGATGCCTGTGTAAAGAAGTTTGGTAAGAACTTCACTATGTGTAAGACTGCTGACCTTATTGCATTGGTACAGAGCAATAGTGCTACAAAGCCTGCTCCTGCTGCTCCTAAAGCTGAGGCTAAGAAGGAGGAAACACCTGTAAACACTCCTGTAGCACCTGCAAGTAATGGAGGTGAGTGTGTTGATGCTGTAGCAAGGGCTGCTATCAGCAAGTTGGTGGAAATTCTTGAGGAAAATGGCACAATTGAGGATTATGAGAAAGAGGAAGTGATTGATATTCTTGGGGGTAAGGCTGAATTAAATGAGGCACCTTCTAGAGAGTGTGAGCCTGAGTTAGCTCCCTCTTACTCTGATGATGAGATTGATGATATGTTCGCAGGAATGGGTGTCAATTAACAAAGGTAAGTAACAGTAGGTAAGGAGGTTAGAAATATCCCCCTTACCTATTTTTTTTACAGTAGTATGAGTAAAGAAGTAATTAAATTAATTGAGGAGAAGATAGAGGAATTATATAACTCCTTGATGGACAAGCCACTCCGAGTATTAGGCATATTCAATGACTTCTTTGGAGAAGATAAAGTTGATATGCAAGGATATTGGAGTTTGGACAAGTTCAAATCTTGGATAAATATAGAGCCTTTATCTACCTATATTCCTAGTGGTGGTATTGTAAGCATGAATAGTAATGACTGGATCATGTATAAAGCATATGCTATTACTGATTTACCTGAAAACCAGGTAGAAAAGGTTGTTAATGTGCTTACAAATACTACAGTAAAGGAGAAAATTGGTTATATCAAGTTCAATGGTATATTCATTCTTGTACATTTTCCTCATGTAAGGGTAACTAATGAGCATGACAGATTTGTGGATATTAACCATCTGTGGGCTAAGATGAGAGTAATGTATAATGGCACATTGAATGGAGGATTCACACTTAACAGGTCAGAATATACGCTGCTTCACTTCAGAAGTCATTACATGCACAGTCATATCAGTGATATTCCTACATATGATCTCACTCAATTCCAAAATCCTTGTACAGGCAGTGGTCCTATTAACGGTACTATTAGTGTCCTCAATAGGGATTATGATGAGGATATGTGGAATATGTTCTGCCTTGAACTGAGTAAGTATGTAACTGTAGAATCTGTTGCTGGAAGACCTTATCATTACTTGGAGAGGTTAGGTACCGATGGTATGGAAGCAGGTATGGATAGATTCACTACATGCCTGTCTCCTAATTACTATGGAGGTGCCATTACTCATGATAAATTCAAGGAGTTTGTGAGGTACTTTATTAACTCTAAGAAACTCAAATTTAACTATGTCAATGGCTCTTATTCTATTGGAATGTCATTTATTGAATTTATTGTACTCATCAGTAATGAGTTCATTAAATGGTATAATGACCAGTTCAATAAAGAGGAACTAACTGCTAAATTTGCAGATTTGAAGAGACAGAATATTTTGAGAGAGTGTATCATAGACAATGGAAAGATTTACTATGATGGAGGCAGGAATAATGTAAACAACTATGCTCAGTATATAGGCAAGAAAGTCTGTGTATTCAAAGGGAGAGAGGTAACTGTAGATATTACAGATGTTGTAGAAGTGAGGAATGAGAACAAGAGTATAATTCTTGATATTCAGACTGCATTATACATATTAACAACAATACTCAAAGTATTAAATTACAGATATGGAAGAAACAAAGCAATCCACGAAGGCAATCAGCTTGGTACAGAAGTCAGGTACTTATAATTATAAGCTGATTATCCCAGCAGAAGTGGAAAGAAAGATAAGGTTTGCCTGTCAGAAGGTATGGAGTACTGAATGGTCAGGCACACTATTCTTTACACATGAAGGTTCATTTGAAAACAATGACCTTGTAATAAGATGTGTGGATATTTACATCATGGATATTGGAACTCAAGCCTATACGGAGTTTGATATGAATCCTGATGTGATAGCCTATATGTGTGAAAATCCTGAGCTACTTGATTGTCAGATGGGTCTTATACATTCCCATAACAATATGAGTACTTTCTTTAGTGGAACAGACACTGCTACTCTAAAGGAAGAAGGTAGGGACAGAAATAATTTTGTATCTCTCATTGTGAATAATGCAGGTTCCTATACTGCTGCAATCACAAGGAGAATCAAGTCAAAGCAGGTCAAAGAGTCTGTATCTTATGAGTTCTTTGGTGATGGTGAAAAACAGGACACTAAGGAATATGTAAGTGATGCAGATGAGATTGAATGGTTCTATCTTAAAATAGAGAATGAAAATGAAACATTTTCATTTCCAGACATGGCAGTAAGGCTTGAGGAAATCAAGCAAGCTAAAGCAGAGAAGGCCAAGAAAGCTCAGACACCTGTATATCAAGGTGGTTACAAGCCTGTTATTGCTAACTCTTATGGTACAAAGGCAGATCCAGCAAATCTTGTCAAGAAGGAGACTAAAAGACCTAAGGTAGTTCAGACATCTCTCTTTGATGATATAGATGATTTGCCATTTGAAGTGGGATATGACATACCTTATGGTCAGGTAACATTTGATAAAGTTACTTTGAAATCTCTTGTACTTCAATTGATTACAGGCAGCATTATTATCTCTAATGATAGTAAGATTGACATTACCAAATGGGCTAAGTCAATGCCTGCATTGTATGAAAAGAGATTTGGCAAAGGTAAAGAAGGCATGAAAAATTTCAAAATGTGGGCAGATACCTATGCAGAATATCTGACATGGTATGTGACAGATGAGAAATTAGAAGAGCTTGGCTTTGATGAAACAGAAATTTGTGCTATTTGTGCCCATGATATGATAGAGGAGCTTACAAAACTTCCTGAAAATGATTATATCAAAGGGTATATTGATGCACTTCAAAAGTATTTAATATTATGAATGAAGGAACAACCCCACAAGGAGCAGCTGAAGCTTATAATTCCCTTATGGAAAGTACCAATGAGGATGATGTTCGTGAATATAATGAGGTGGGATATGCCGATCTTAGTACCCTCAATACTGTCCTTAATAGTATTATAATAGGCCACATTACCTCTCTTAACATTATTAGTTTGAATGGTGTACCTAATACCTATAAAGTTGCATATTGTAGCACTAGTAATACAACAGGTAGAATCTTTATCAATGAACATTTCAAAAGTTTAGTTGAAAAAACTTGGGCTATAAGGACGGGTAACTCTGTAGAAGATGGTAGTGACAGCATTGTCTTTGAACTTTCAGAGGAGGAGCAAGCTATCCTTGACCAAGCTGTAGAAGATGCACATCAAGAAATACCTACAAACTCTGCAACTTTACTGGTAGATGAAGCTACAAGTAGGTTTAGTTCTGCCATTTGGTATGAGAACATTCAGAAGAAGACTATCATTTTGGCAGGTGTAGGTGGTATTGGTAGCTATGTAGGCTTCTTATTGGCAAGAATGAAGCCAGCTTCTATGTTTATTTATGATAATGACATAGTGGAAACTGTCAATATGTCAGGTCAGTTATATGGTCAGTCTGATTTAGGTAGACTTAAGGTATCTGCACTGGCTGAGATGATTAGGAACTATGCTGGCTATAGTAGTATCTTTGCAATAAGTGAAAGATTCACTGATGAATCTGAGGCATCAGACATTATGATTTGTGGCTTTGATAACATGGCAGCAAGAAAACTCTTCTTTAATAAGTGGTTGAGTCATGTTCAATCCAAACCAGAGGAGGAGAGAAAGAATTGCTTGTTTATTGATGGTAGATTAGCAGCAGAAGAATTTCAGGTATTGTGCATCAAGGGAGATGATGAGTACAACATCAATAGGTACAATAATGAGTTCCTATTCTCTGATGCAGAAGCTGATGAAACTATCTGCTCCTATAAACAAACTACCTTCTGTGCAAATATGATTGCATCCTATATGGTCAATCTGTTTGTAAACTTCTGTGCTAATCAGTGTGAGCCTCTCATTGACAGAGACCTGCCATTCCTTACCACATATAATGCGGAAACAATGTATCTCAAAACTGAAGTATAATGGAATTTAACCCAAGATTTGCACGTAATGTAAGGAGTGTTTTCATTAGCAGTGATTCTGCTGACCCAAGCCAGCTTGAAATGAATCTATCTCTTGATAGTAACAATGTATTTAGGAGAAGTCTTATCATTGAAGTAAATGATGATGAGGTAGAGATTCCTGTGATTGCAAGAGGATACTTGGAGAGCTTAGTGTTACAGAGGATACATTATCCATCATCTATAGGAACCAAGAGGATAATACTGCCATTGTATGATAATGCACCAAGTCAGGAGAGAAGAACCTTTGATAGTATTATAACTCAATTATTTACTAATGTAAGATATAGTAAAAGATTGCAGAAGATAACTACTAGCAAAGGTGAAGTGTATTATGGAGGCAAAGGCATTATCTTTGATGAAAGCTATGCTCCATTGCTGTTATGTACACTGACTGCAAGAAAGGTACATATAGAAGAAGGTGACGATAATATGGTCTATTATAGACCTGTATGCCATGTTAGTCCTAAAGTATTCTTAGAGTCTGACAAGTTGATTAACAAAGGTATTATTAAGAAACTTATTCCTTTCTATACAAGTAGAGAAGTAAGTCTTCCTGATTACAAGTTTGGTGTCAACCCAGAGAGTAAAAAGGTAAAAGTTGTAGTAGATAATTTTGATAAGTTCTTTATAGAACCTATTAAACCTACTCCATCTGCCACTACTAATGATGCACTGAATGAATGCCTTATTGACAATATGGATGACATAATGATGTTGATATGACATTAGATGAATACTTTGGAGATTGGATGAAAGTAATTGATAGGGCAGAGCTAAACAATGTAATGACTAAGGTTGGACAAGAATATAGGAGGAAGCCTCTATGTCCTGCCCAACCTGATGTATTCAGAGCATTTGAGCTTTGTCCTCTCAAGGACTTAAAAGTAGTTATGTTAGGTCAAGACCCCTATCCACAAAAGGGAGTTGCAACTGGCATACTATTTGGAAATAGGGCTGATGTGCAAGAGAAAAATTTATCTCCATCTCTACAAATTGTTAAAGAGGCAGCTATAAATTTTGAAATTCCAAAAAATAGTTGTATCTTTGACCCCACTTTAGAAAGTTGGGCTAAACAGGGAATATTAATGTTAAACTCTGCACTCACAGTAGAAATGAATAAAGCTGGTTCTCATGTAATGTTATGGAGGCCGTTTATAGCTGCTTTATTAAAACACTTATCAAAATATGAAACTGGCATTATTTATGTTCTATTTGGGAGGCAGGCTCAGACATTCAAGCCCTATATTAACAAACAATTCAATGACATTCTTGAAATTGAGCATCCAGCATACTATGCAAGACTTAATAAGAGGATGCCATCTGAACTGTTTGCTACTATAAGTAATATGTGTAAAGATAAATATGGGGTACCAATTAAATGGTATCAAGAGTATTAAACAAAAAAAAATAAAAACAAAAGACATGGAAAAATTTTATTTGAAAAACGGAAAAGAAGTACAGATTGGAGACACTATTGTCAAGGTATTTAAGACTAAACACCCTCTGTTTGGCAAAGGTCCTGTGATAGAAAGTACACTGGTTACCGAGGCAGCTTTGCCTAAACTGATTAAAGCAGGTATTATTACTGTCTCACCTGGTTCTGACTTTGATATAGATAAAGTGCTTAAACCTACTGAAGTACCTATGGATCTTAATTACTATATTGAAAAGTTGGCAGAAAGGCTTGGCTGGAAGGTAGAAAAGGTATATAATTATCTCAATACCATTGACAGTGTTTATCCTGCTGCTGCATTCTCTATGGTACTTAGAGAAGTAGCCATTGAGTTGGACAAAAAGTATAAAGACCATATTGAGAAGAGTCCTGAAATATATGTAATTTCTATGTTTGATGGAAGGATTACCAAGGCTAATAAAGCACACATCAAGAACTATAGGAATTTTGCAGCATTTAGGACTGTTGAAGATGCCAAGACTGCTTGCAGCATTGTAAGAGAAATCCTTAAAGAGCTATTCAGAAGTGGCAAATAAGAAAATTAGAAATGCCACACAGAGTAGCTCTAAAGGTATAACCTTCAAATCCCAGTTGGAGAAGAGAATATATGATACTCTTCTTCAACAGGGGTTTACTCCTCAATATGAACCAATTACTTTCACTTTGTGGGATGGTTTTGCTCCTATTACTCCTTTTTATGATAAGGAAACTGATAAACAAAATCAGAGAAGAGCTGAACTTCTAGGTAAGAAAGTGCCTAAGATACTTGTAAAAAAGGGAGGAAAAGTTATAGGTATTAGATATAAACCAGACTTTTACTTCAATTATAATGGCTTGGATGTTTACATTGAGGCTAAAGGAATTGAAAATGATGTCTTCTATATTAAGAAGAAGATGTTTATAAAGTATCTTGATGATGTATTGGTTAGTACTGGAAGGAGGTCTATATACTTTGAGGTTTATACCAAGGGGCAGCTCTTACAGGCAATAGAAATAATCAAAGACTATGCAACAGAATGTAATTCACAAACTGATACAACAAGCTAATAAATTGCCTGTATTGGAATATGACCCTAATCCTATTATTTTCAAGGATAATGTAGATGCTACTATAAGAGAGGTAAAGCAAAGACTTGGGGTTTTACAGACTCTTAAGGCAGAAATAGATTACCAATTAACTTTAACTCATGCAGATGATGAAGAGTTTACGTGATATTTCATGGCAAGTAAGTGAAGAGGAGTATAGAGCAGACCCTGCACTAAGTTATTCAACTCTTGCAAGATATGAGAGAGAAGGATTCAATAACTTGGATAAATTATTTGACAGGATAGAAACACCCTCTCTTACTTTTGGTAGTGCTGTAGACAGTATTATCACAGGTGGTCAAAAAGAGTTTGATGAAAGATTTATGGTTGCTGAATTTCCTTCTACTCCAGACTCTATTACAAAGATAGTAAAATCTTTGTTCAGTCAGTATGGAGATTCTTATAGGAGTCTTATTACAATTCCTGATGATGCAATCATTAAGGAGACTGAATGTCAGAGTTATCAAATGAACTGGAAGCCTGAGACAAGGGCTAAGGTTATCAAGGAGAAAGGTGCTGACTACTATAACCTATTATTCATAGCAGGCAGTAGGACCATACTTGATACTCAGACCTATCAAGATGTGTGCAATGCAGTAAGAGCATTGAAAGAGAGCAGATCCACTCAATTCTACTTTGCAGAGGATAATCCATTTGAACCAGATATTGAAAGATTATATCAGCTGAAGTTCAAAGGAGAGTTTGGTGGTATAACCTACAGAAATATGGCTGACTTAATTATAGTCAATCATAAAGAAAAGTGGGCAAAGCCAGTAGATTTGAAAACAAGTTCCCATACAGAGTGGGATTTCTATAAATCCCTTGTAGATTGGAGATATGATATTCAAGCCAGACTGTATTGGGCTATTATAAGGCAGAATATGGATAAGGATGAGTATTTCAAAGACTTCAAGCTGCTTGACTATAATTTTATTGTAGTCAATAAGAGGACTTTAACCCCTCTTGTATGGTACTGTCCCTTTACAAGAGCACAAGGTACATTGAAGTTTGGAAAGAATGACCAAATAGAAATGAGAAGTCCTTTTGTAATAGGAAAAGAGCTTAACTCTTATCTCACTTCAAGACCTAAAGTGCCTATGGGAATTTCAGATACAGGAGTAAATGATTTGAAAGAATGGCTAAATACTTTATGATATGCAAGTAATAAAAAGAGACAAAAGCAAAGAAGAATTTGACATCAGTAAGATTAACAGAGCTGTAAAGAAAGCCTTTGAGTCTTGTAATAAGAAGATGCCTCAATATCTTGGGGATATGATTTATGCCCTATTTAGTACCTTGGAAGGAGATACAATAGGTATTGAAGAAATCCAAAATAAAGTTGAGGATATACTTATGAATGAGAAGCACTTTGATGTAGCAAAGGCTTATATTATCTATAGAAATAAGCATGAGGAGTCTAGGTTCATTAGAGAAAGGATTGATTATATGTCTAACTATGCAGATTCTGATGATAATGCTGCTAGTTCTTCAGAGACTGACCCTAATGCTAATGTAACTCAGAAGAATGTTGCCAATCTTGATGGAGAAGTTTATAAGACAAAGAATAGAATTATTCAGAGACAGAGGATGAAGGATGAACTTAATATTCTTTATCCAGAGGTAGCAAAGCAGTATGAAGTAGATGTTGAGAATCATATAATCTATCCTCATGATGAAGCTAGTGTACCTACTCTAAAGTTCTATTGTCAAGCAGATACTCTTTATCCACTTATGACAGAAGGTGTAGGTAATATTGATGGTGTAACACCAGGTCCTCCTAATGATTTACAATCATTTAGTGGACAGATAACTAATCTCACCTTCTTGCTTTCTTCTCAATGTAAAGGTGCAGTAGCCTTTGGAGAATACTTCATTGCTCTAAACTATTACATTATTGCAGAGTTTGGAGATAAGTGGTATGAGAATCTTGATTGTGTTGTAACAAATTCTCATTGTAAGGTTCAAAGGACAGTCAGAGATTTCATAGAGAAAGCTTTCAAACAGTTTATCTATGGTATTAATCAACCAGCAGGAAACAGGAGCTACCAAAGCCCATTTACAAATGTATCTTATTATGACCATACATACTTTAGTTCATTGTTTGGAGAGTTTTACTACCCTGATGGAACTAAGCCTGAATGGGCTGCAATTAATGTTCTTCAGAAGATGTTTATGAAGTTCTTCAATAAACTTAGAACTAAGCAGATTTTAACCTTTCCTGTTGAAACTCTAGCAATGGTACATGATGGCAAGGATATTATAGATAAAGAATATAAGGACTTCTGTGCAGAAATGTATGCAGAGGGACATTCATTCTTTACTTATATTTCAGATAGTGCTGATAGTCTTGCATCATGCTGTAGATTGAGAAATGAACTTGCAGAGAATACATTTAATCCTACATCAGGTCTTACTGGTGTTATGACTGGTAGCTGCCATGTTATCACTCTTAATATCAATAGGATTGTGCAAGATTGGTTCAAAGGAGAGTGCATAGATGGATTCAGTACTAGGTTTATTGGGAGTTCTACAGATTCTATAGCCGGAATCAAGACTATGAATAGAAGAATAGATTATACTGGCTTTGAAAAGTATCTTACAAATATCCTTGAAAGAGTCTACAAGTATCATATTGCTTATAAGACTATGCTCTATGAGCAAGAAGAGAAAGGTATGTTTGCAGCTTGTAATGGTGGTTATATACACATGAACAAGTTGTATAGTACCATTGGTATCAATGGCTTGAATGAAGCAGCTAAGTTCTTAGGTATGACTGTTAGTAACAATAAGGAGTATATTGAGTTCTTGCAGTTGGTTCTTGGCACTATTAAGGAACAGAACAAGTTACACTCTATTCATGACAAGAAGAGACCTTTCTTATTTAATTCTGAGGTAGTTCCTGCTGAATCTCTTGGTGGTAAGAATTATAGATGGGATAAGGAAGATGGATTAGAACCAATGTCCATCTAAAACCTCTTTTAATTGACTCAGAAGTCCCTATGGGATTATGAGGGGCAAGCAAGGGAAACCTGTGCAGCCTGACAGACTAAACAAAGAGGACTTTAATATACAATCTGTGAAGATAGAATATTAAGGTATGCAATAGTCGGAACTCTATGGTAACATAGAGAGGTTAATAGAAATATTAACCCATTCATTAAAAATATGGTTATAATCTTGCATAATTGGGATAAAAGTTTTAACTTTGCTCCCAAAATGATTAAGTATGGAAACTAAATTATGTAAGATTTGTGGTAGAGAATTACCATTAGAAATGTTTGATGAAGGAAGACATCAGTGTAAGGATTGTAGAAAAGCTTATAGGAAGCAAAGGAGATTGGAACATCCTGAGATTCACAGGGCACAAGCTACAAGAAGGCAGGATAGGCAAGGAGAATGGCTTAATAGCATAAAAACTCCCTGTATTGTCTGTGGAGAAGCAGAACCTGTTTGTATTGACTTTCATCATATCAATCCAGTAGATAAGGAATTTACCATAGGTAAGTATAGAAGTAGGAGCAAGGAGTGGCTTCTGCAAGAAGTAAGTAAGTGTGTTTGCTTATGTGCTAATTGTCATAGGAAAGTACATGCTGGTTTGATAAACTTAAATAACTATATTGCTAATGAATCACCTCTCTGCACAACGGGAGAGGGTGTAACAGAATGATTGGGTCCCTGAAGATGAAAATCTTTATAACTCATATTTCTTTGATGCCCATGATGATACTTCAGTACTAGATAAGATGATTCTGCATGGAAGGCAGACAGCACAATATTGTGATGGAGGTTCAGCTTGTCATATTAATCTTGTAGACCATCTTAGTAAGGAGCAATACCTCAAGTTGATAGACTTTGCTGTAGCTAATGGAACCAACTACTTCACATTTAATATTCCTAATAGCAAGTGTGATGATTGTGGTTACATTACTAAGCATCCTATTACTGAATGTCCAAAGTGCCACAGTAAGAATATCACTCAATATACAAGAGTGATTGGGTATCTTAGACCTATTAAGGCTTTTGGCAAAGATAGACAAATAGAGGCAATTAAAAGAGTTTATAGTAAAGATGTTGAAGTATGTTGATACTAAGGTAGTCTTTGCGGAGATACCTGATGAAATAACTCTTGCTATCAATATAAGTGGCTGCCCTTGTAACTGCAAGGGTTGCCACTCTTCTTATCTAGCAAAGGATATAGGAGAACCCCTTGATTTACAACACTTGACTAATTTGATAGACTCTAATAAAGGTATCTCTTGTGTTTGTATTATGGGAGGTGATGCTAATCCAAGTGAAGTAGATGATATTGCACAGGACATTAAGGAGTACTATCCAGAATTGAAAGTTGGGTGGTATAGTGGCAGGCAAGAACTTAGTAAGGATATTGAACTTGGTAATTTTGATTACATAAAACTTGGGCCATATATTGAAGAATTTGGCCCACTTAACAGTAAGACTACTAACCAGAGATTCTATAAGGTTAGTGATGGAGAATTGGTAGATATAACAAGTAAATTTTGGAAACATGAAACTGAAAATTAAAGTAAAAGTATTGACTGGGGGCTGTATGCCCAGTGTTATTGAGAAGGGTGACTGGATTGACCTTATCTGTGCTGAGGATGTAATTCTTAAAGCTCCTCAATCAGGTGTACTTAGAGAAAAAAAGAATGAACATGGGGTAATTTCTAGAGTAAGAAATGTAGAAGCAGAAGTAACTTATATTCCTCTTGGAGTTGCAATGGAACTGCCCAAGGGATATGAGGCTATTGTTCTTCCTAGAAGCAGTACTTCTAAGAGATTTGGAATAATATGTGGTAATTCAATGGGAGTTATTGATAATAGTTATTGTGGTAATGAAGATGAATGGAAATTCCCTGCTGTAGCTATTAGACCTACTTCTATTGAGAAAGGTACTAGGATTTGCCAATTCAGAGTACAATTATCCCAAAAAGCCACTGTATGGCAAAAAATCAAATGGTTGTTTACATCAGGTGTTAAACTTGTAGAGGTAGATGACTTAGGTGATGATAACAGGGGTGGATTTGGAAGCACTGGAGTAAAGTAATAACAAAAAAAAAGCATGAAGCATGGTATTAGAAATAATTGGTATTATGCTTGCAGTAATCATTCTATCTATCACCATTAATGGTGTAGAAGGTTATTGCAAGCAAAAGAAGAGAGAAAGCATGTCCTTTAGAGAGGCAATGGACTTGGTAGAATTACCCATTGTAACTTTCTATAATAAGGACACAAAGTTGAATTTTCTCTTGGATACTGGCAGCGACCTCTCCTATATCAATAAATCTATTCTGCCTTCCTTAGAGTATACGGAAATAAATGAAAGCAGGAATATCATAAGTGTAGGAGGTAACTCGCAGAGTCTTGGATGCTGTAATATGACAGTTACTTATAGGAATCAAAAGTTTATTGACAGGTTCTATATCAGTGACCTTAATGAAGCCTTTGGAGCTATAAAGGCAGAGACAGGAGTACAGATTCATGGTATCTTGGGAAGTAAATTCTTTGCAAAGTACAAGTATATTCTTGACTTTGAAAGTTTAATTGCTTATTCTAAGAAATAATGGAAGATATTATAAAACTTAAGTCCAGATATAGAGCTAAAAACTATCTCAAGAAAATGCCTAAACCTGATGGTACTGATTCTAAAACTTATGTACTTAAAACTGATGTACCCACATTAAGAGTAGGTGAAGTTCAGGAGGGAAATAAGTTTATTGACCCATCAGGAGGTCCAATGATTGTGGTAGGATATAAGCTTGAAGAAGCCAAGGCAGTTGTCAAATCTATAGACTTTGTTGAGGGTTATGGATGGACTATAACATTTGAATGATGATATATTTTGTTACTGGTCAGGGAGAACTATTTGAGTTTCCTGATGCTAGGTATAAGTGTATCTCTGTAGAAGAGTCTCTTAAAATATTAGAGCCTCTTCGAGTGGTAGGTTTAGATACTGAAACTACAGGTACAGAGATATGGCAGGGTAAATTGCTTACTCTTCAGCTTGGTAATAAGGAAAATCAAGTTGTAATAGATTGTATGACTATTGATGTCAAGCAGTATAAGGATTATCTTGAAAGTGACAGATTATTCATTATTCATAATGCAAAGTTTGATTTAAGATGGCTGTATAAGGAACATATTGTAGTCAGAAATGTCTATGATACTTATTTAGCTGAAAAGATTCTATTTCTTGGATTCCCACCTGGTATTGTATCTCTCTCTTTACAGGCTTGTTGTGACAGGTATTTACATATCTATCTTGACAAGACTGTAAGAGGACAGATACATGCAGGTATGACAGAAGAGGTTATAGTCTATGCTGCAAATGATGTAGTGCATCTTGAGGATATTATGAATTTACAGCTTATTACTATCAATGCAAGAGGTCAGAAAGTGGCACTTGATATTGAGAATGAGTTTGTAAGAGTCCTTGCATACATTGAATATTGTGGCATTAAACTTGACCCTATTAAGTGGAAGGCTAAGATGGATAAGGATGCTGAGAGGTTAAGAATTGCTGAGCAGAAACTCAATGATTGGGTAGTGGATTATGTAATGAAAAAGAATGACCCTTCCCTCATTGCAAGAAACTATGATACCCATAAGAAAGGCAAGTCAGCCAAACTTGCAGATAATGTGTATGTAGTAATACCACAGCCATCATTATTTGCTGAGTTTGATACTGGGCCTCAATGTATCATTAACTGGAATAGTTCTAAGCAGGTAATCAAATTGTTTGAGGAACTTGGGTTTGACCTATTAGTCAAAGACAAGAAAACAGGCAAGATGAAAAAGTCTGTAGAGTCTAAGTTTATAGAGTTGCAAGCAAGTAAGAGTAGTATTGTTCCTTTATACTTGGAGTATTCAGCAGCTTTCAAGGTAGTGACATCTTTTGGTCAGAACTTTCTTGATGCCATTAATCCTGTTACACAGAGAATCCACCCAACATTCAATCAAATGATGGATACAGGTAGGTTATCTTGTGGTTCAGGAGGAAAGGGTAAAGGAGGTAAGACTAAAGATGATGATATTGCAGAGGAGGCAGATGAGAACAAAGACACTCCTACACAAGCAAATAATAAGAGTGTTAATGTTCAACAACTGCCAGCCACAGAAGAAACAAGAGCAGCATTTGTACCTGAAAAGGGCCATTTGCTAGTAGATTGTGATTATGGAGACCAAGAGGGTCATGTATTCACTGAACTATCCAATGATAGGGAATGGATTGCATTTTATAATGACCCTGCCCAAAGAGATGGACATTCCTTTGTAGCCAAGATGTGTTTCCCTAAAGACCTTGATGGTGTAGAGGAGAAAGATGTCAAGAAGGTAAGAAAAGACCTTAGAGATTTGGCTAAGAAGGCAAGGTTCTGTTTCAATTATAATGGTCAGGCTCCTACAATGGCAACTAATTGTAACATTCCTGTGGACTTTGCAACTGAGATTTATAACAACTATTTCAAGAGATTTAATGGTATAGCAAGCTATTTCAAGGTACAAAAGAGAGATATGTGGAATAGAGGCTATATCCTAATCTCAAAGGTAACTGGACTAAGGGCATACATCTATGACTATCCTATACTGAAAGGTATTGAAAGGAGAAAGAATGGTATGGAAGACTTCTGGGATATATACAAAGCTGCAAGAGATAGTGGCAGAGTAATATCTGAGATTCCACCATCTGTCATGCAAGAAATTGCAAAGAAGTTTGCCCAAGGTGTTCCTATTGAAGAAATAGCTGTTAGGTATTCATATAAGGTTAAAAAGGCAGGTAAGGTAGAGGAAAGATTCATTGATATTAACAGAGAAACTGTATATGTGTCAGTGATGAAACACTTATGGAAGAGAAAGAGTGCATCTGATAATCAGTCATGTAACTATCCATCTCAAGGAACTGCTGCTGCAATGACTAAGATAGCAGGTATCAGGTATTTCAATCACTTAGTTAATGACGGACTTATATTCAAAGTCCTTATTCCTAATGATGTACATGATGAATACTTGATAGAGCCACCTGAAGAAATTGCAGAGCAGGAAGCTAAGAAGTTAAGTGAGTGTATGGAATATGCGGCTAATATCTTTTGTAAGAAAGTATCTATTAAAGCTGTGCCAGAAATTGCCCCTTGTTGGGTACATTAAAAAAATAATATGAAACAGAATATTGACAATGTTAATCATCCTCCACATTACACATGGCTTAAAGATAAATGTGGGATTGAGGTGATTGATATAACAAGACACATGGACTTTTGCTTAGGCAATGCTATTAAGTATATACTTAGAGCAGGGCATAAACAAGATGCAAGCCTTACAGATAATCAGAAAGAGATTGAAGATTTGAAGAAGGCTATATGGTATATCAATGACAGGATAAAACAATTAGGTGGTGAAGTATGACATTTATAATTCATTTTAAGGATGGTCACAGAGAGACCTACAGTAATAGGTATGACGAGGATGATGAACATGAAAGAGATGCAGCTTGGGATGATACCTATGCTGCATTTCCTGATGCCGATTATATAGAAGCATATTAATATGAAAAAGGGAATTTTAATAGCTATAGTATATACTATAGTATATATCATAATATTTGCTATGGAAATATTAGTGTATTATATATATAAAGAAAGTGCTATTTACTTCTTTGGTCTTATAACACTAGTTGCTTTTATATTTACCTTGGCTGTAACATTAAATTCTGATAATTATTAGAAGATTTAAGCAAAGCATCAAATAAAGCTTTTAATATGACTCTAAATGAATATTTAGTATTAAGATTCAATAAAAGTAATCATCCTAAGTATAGAAAATATGCAACAGAATGGATAAGTAAATTAACTGGAGACCAATTATTTTACTTTAGAAAAGAAATGATTAAATCAATTATAATATGAGTAAAGAGAAATTTAATATAATCTATAAGTACTTTGCAAAACCTATTGCTAATATGAAAATAACTTATAATAATAGTGCATTGACTATAGAAGCTGGAGTGGTAAATCCTAAAGTAAGCAAGTGTTTTCAAGCTCTAATGGATGCGTTAAATGAACAACTAGATAGTTATAGAAAATGATAATAGCAGTAGATTTTGATGGCACTTGTGTTACACATGAGTTCCCTAAAGTAGGCAAAGATATAGGAGCAGTTCCTATCTTGAAGGAGTTAGTAGAGAAAGGTCATAAGATTATTCTTTACACTATGAGAAGCCATCCTGATAAAAATAATCATGGTAAAACTATTAGTGGAAAGATTATATCTAATGATACTTTACAAGATGCTATTAATTGGTTTAAGAAGAATGGAATATCTTTATGGGGAATAAATGAGAATCCTAATCAAAAGAAATGGACATCATCTCCTAAGATACATGCTAATATCTATATAGATGATGCAGCACTTGGAACACCATTAAAATATGATAAAGATGGTGCATCATCTAGACCTTATGTAGATTGGAACAGAATGAGAATTTTATTAAAAATTAAAGGAGTTTTATAATATGGCTAAAATAATTTTATGTAGAGGCATTCAAGGTAGTGGTAAGACTACTTGGGCTAAACAATGGGTACTTGAAGACCCAGAACATAGAGTAAGATTCAATAATGATGACATCAGAAATATGTTAGGCAAGTATTGGGTTCCAAGTAGAGAAGATTTAGTAAAGGACTTGAAAGATACTTTTCTATGTAGCTCTATGTACTATGGTTTTGATATTGTTATTGACAATATGAATCTTAATCCTAGGGAATTAGAGTACTATAATAAAGTGCTTGATAATTGGAATAATCCTAAAGGAGCAATATCTGATATGGTTAGACGAAAGTATGACCTTGAATTTAAGAACTTCTTTATACCTCTTGAAGAGTGTATAGAAAGGGACTCAAAGAGACCTAATCCTATAGGAGAAGAGGTCATAAGAAAGACTTATGAAAAGTATAAAGATATTCTGAAAGTATAGTATGAGACAGTATACATCAAGAGAGTTCATAAAGATAGTGGAATTTAATAGTTTCTATTATAGCAGACATAATGGAGACCATGCTATCTATGTGAATGATAAGGGAAAGCATATCAGCATACCCAAGAATCTTGAATGTGTAATTGCTCGAAGACTGATTAAAGAAAATAACTTGATAACAGACATTAAAAGAAAGAAAAAAAAATGACTGAAAGTGGATATTACCCCCCAGGGGCAGAACATGACCCTAATGCACCCTGGAATCAGGTTGATAATCCTGAAAGGGAAATTGAGGTCACAGTAAGTGTCACCCTTAGTAAAACTGTAAAGATTAAGGTATCTGACTATGAGATTACTGACTCTGGAAAGGATGAAGATGGTGAGTATTTTGAGGATATAGATTATTCAAACTGTGACCTTAAAGATGCAGTTGAAGAGCAGATTGCATTGCCTCAAAATGCTTATATATATGTTAAGAGCAAGCCAGAAGTACATGAGGATTTAAGTAATTGGTGTGTTGATGATTTTGAAGTGAATTTGGAGGAATAATTATGGAAAGATTAGTTGTAATGGACTTCTCTGATAGCAGTGTAACTATATATGAAAATCCTGAAGATAAGAGTACAGAAGAATTACTTAAAGAAAGAGGACATAATACAGATGAATGTAGTGTTATGTTTTGTGAAAGTGTAACTATAAATTTGAAATAATGAAATTGATTAAACCTTATTTTGAAATATGGGAACAGCCTGCTGGTCTTGAAGGAGTTTATAAACAGATTGAGAAGGTAGGTAGAGTATGTTATAAGTCTGAGGATAAGATAACAGAAGATTCTGCTAAGCCATTTGTAGATAGGATGATTAAATCTGGTCATGGTGCTATGTTGGAACATGGTACAGTATATTTACATCAACATCAGACTTATCACTATGATGGCATGTATGGAGATGATAAATATCCAGATAGAGAATTTCTTTCTAAATATGCGCAAAATAAATATTCCGAATATGTTAGAATAGGTGATGAGCATTATGCAACTACTAATATGAGAGTATTGGTAGAGAATGGCTGGCTTGATGACTTGAAGTATATCTGTGAACCTACAGAGTATCATGAGAGAAGAGTTACTGTACACTTTGTCTGTGATAGGGGTGTATCCCATGAATTTGTAAGGCATAGAGTAATGTCTTTTGCTCAAGAAAGTACTAGGTATTGTAACTACTCCAAGGATAAGTTTGGTAATGAACTTACCTTCATTATTCCTTGTTGGTTAGATATACCAGAAGGAAGAGCATATTTCCATGATGGTATAAATTACAGAGTTGGAGCTACAATGGAGAACCCATTTGGAGAGTCTGTTAACTTCAAGGCTTGGGTAAATAAAAAGAGTAATTATGTAGAAGTACATGATTACATTCAAGCATTAGATAGTGCTGAGGAGGCATATTTTAGGTTGATGGATAAATGGGAAAATAGAGTTGCTGATAGAAGATATATTACAGGATTCAAAGGTAATCCATGGACACCTCAGCAAGCAAGAGCTGTTTTACCAAACTCCTTAAAGACAGAATTGGTTGTAACTGGATTTACATCTGATTGGAATCACTTCTTTGACCTAAGAGCAAGAGGTACTACAGGTGCTCCACATCCTCAGGCTAAGGAATTAGCAGAACCTTTAATGAGGGAATTTGTTACAAGGAAGTATATTAATAACTAAAAAGATTATGGCTATTGAACAAATAAATCAGTTAAAGCAAGGTTCCATTATTAGTGAGAGTTCTCACTATATTGTGAACAGAGTGTCAGGTTCTAATGCTTGGCTTACTCACTTTGAAAGTGGTGAAGAGGTCCAGATTGGTATGAGCTATCTAAAGAACTATACTAATTCTGCTGACCTTTATGATACTACAGTGGAAGTGACTAAGGAGGATAAGAAAGATGGTACTCTTGGCATTAGAAGTATATGGGAGAACATCCATTCTGGCCAAGTATTTACTGTATGCTTCAAGAAGCAGGATAAACCTAAGAGTAAGAGAAAATTACAGGAAGAGATTGATGCTATTGTAGAGCAGTTCTCAAATAGCATTGATACAGTTAAGAACAATAAGAAAGGTGTTGCAAATGCAGCAAAGAATCTCGTTACTGAGCTGGTTAATAATCCTGTACTCCCTTATGAGGAAGGTGAAGATAGAGTCCTTAGAGGCTACAAGATTCAATTTGAATCTAGGGATGGCAGATATGATTGTGTGGACATGGATATTGTCAGGACTGATAAAGAGTCTGGCATTAGACCTGTTAATATAAACACAATCAAATGGCTTATATTTAATGGTGTAAAATACATTGTTAAATAAGTCAATTGATAAGGGAGGATAAGTTAAGTGCTTATCCTCCCTTTAGCTTTTTGAATAAAAGCTTGTGTATTACAATTAAATTCCTTACCTTTGCACAAATAATACTTTTAATATATGAGTACAAATCCAACTTGTTTAGTAGTAACTCCTAAAATAAGAGAGTTAGCAACAAAATTTCCAAATGAAACAGTAGAATCTGTAAAGAATCTTGTATCATTATGGCAAGCTAAAAATAATAAGTCTACTGAGGATATTCCAATGGGATATGAACTCAATGCTTTTATTCAAGAAATAAGAAAGGCAGTTCCATCTAAATGGGCAAGAACTGCTGAAAACGGCTATGAAGTTTCTACAAAAGGAGATAAGAGATTTTCTGCCCTTGTAGCTACCTTCAAGAAAGGCACTGTTATAGATGGTATTGATGTAGGTGGCAGAACTATTGAAGATGTGTATCAATCTGTCATTAAGAAGGGCAGAAAAGGTCAAGCTCCCTCTAAAGACTCTAAACTGTATAGAACTTCAGTGAGTAGCTATACTGGAGATATTACTCCAGACGCAAATACTATATTTGTATTTGGTAGTAATCCTGAAGGTAGGCATGGTGCTGGAGCTGCTAAAATTGCAAGAGAGCAATTTGGGGCTATCTATGGTCAAGGAGAAGGGCTGCAAGGTAATGCCTATGCTTTACCTACTAAAGACCTTAGAGTAACTGAAAATAGAGGACTAAGGAGCATCTCTGAGTCTCAAATCATTGAAAATATCAAGAAACTCTATGAGACTGCAAGACAAAACCCTGATAAACAATTTAAGGTAGCTTATAGAAATACTGATAGAGCATCTCTCAATGGCTACACAGGGTTAGAGATGATAGATATGTTCTTGAAAGCTGGCTCTATCCCCACTAATATAGTATTTAGTAAGGAGTGGGTAGATACTGGAAAGTTCAATCTATCAAGAGATGAACTTGAAGATTTCTCTTATACTGAAGGTTATTTACCCTTATGGCAAGAATGGGCAAAGCAAAATCCTGAGTTAATAGATGAGCTTAGAATAAAAGCTAAAGGTAAAACACTTACTGACCAATTTGCTAATACAAGAGTAAGTCAGGCAAGAGCTTTGGCTGAAATACTCAATAGTCAGAGTGGTGGAGCTAAAGCTACTACTCTTGATGAAGCACTTAGCAGTTCTTTTGATACTCCAAGGATTACTTCTATTGAGGAGCAGCAAAAGGTGGACCTACTCTTTGACCCAAAAACAAGAAGAGATAGAGTAACTCTTATTGCAAGATTCTTCAGCAATGAAGTTGATAGTGCCTTGCAGGAAATGGCTGATTCTTTGAAGAGAAGAATTGATGATGCCAGTGGTGTAGAGAGAGAAGAATTACAGACTGAACTTAATAGCTTGGATAGATTCTCTGTTATAAAGAAGTACACTCCTGCTGGTATATTTAAGAGAGTAGCTAACATCTTCAATTCTTATGTACAGGATACAGAGGAGGGCAGAGTACAGCAAGAACTTAATAAGATTAATGCTGAGGAAAATGCTCTTGTTGAAGCTGGAGAAATAGATGAATCTGAAAGATTTTCTGATGAAGAAAAGCTGGAAGCAGCCAAGAAGAAAGCTGCTTATAAGAATCAGGAATATAAGAAGATAGTTGGCGACTCTTATGTCTACAAGGCTCTTGCTGAGGAAGCAAGTACTTTGCTTGTAATGACTGAGGGTATTAGGATAGACCCTAACTACATTGCACCTGCTGATGCAAATCTCAATGATGATGACCCTGAGGGTAACAGTGAGGTAGATAATGAAGCAGAGGATTGGAAACAAGAAGAGGCTTATAAGGATGGGTGGATGACTAATTTCAGACAAGTAAGTTCACATGAGTCTTTGTCGCAAGCTGTAAGAAAAGTAATCAGACAAGTACCTAAACTTGATTATGAAGGAATGTGTGAAGAGGATGATTTAGGTTTTACAAGATACCTTGATGCTGACTATGTTCATGCTACTCTTATAGACAAGTTAAGGAACATGATTAACTCTGATGACATGATTCCTTTATTGGAAAATGTGGCTAAGATTAAACCTTGGGTTAATCAAGTAATAGAATTACTTCAAGATGATGAGACTTTGTTCTCTCAGTTCTATCAAGACTTCAGAAAGGACTTTATGCCTTACTGGATTCAAAAGAAGAAGATGATGCCTAATGGTACTTTCAAGATGGAAACTATTGCCATCAATAAGCCTGAGGGTGTATATTATCTCCTTAATGCTTGGAGAGACAACTATGAGAATGGAGTACAACTTGATGATGATAGTGTATATGAGAAGAATGGAGAAATAAATAAGGATAATGCAGTTAAGGGTTTAGAGTGGACTGAATCCTTGAATAATATGTTTCAAAACCTTGATACAGAGTCCAGACTTCAACTCTTGGAGAGAGAAGATGTATGGAATACCATAATGAAGTTGCTTCATATGTTAGGTATTGATGCCAATCCTTCTGTATTAAAGACTGCATTAACTGATATAAAGACAGCTCCAGGTATCACATTTACTGACCCAATTATGCTTCTTTTACCACAATTGAATATTATATTTAGTGGTATTAAGAAGGGAGAAATCAAGTCTGAGACAAGAGAGGATGGTACTGAGAAGAGAGGAGACCTTATCAATACTTTTGGCTCTGTTTACAATATGATTGCAAGTATGATGGCAGAAGTAACTGAGGATGCTATTGAAAGTAGTGTTAGAGAAAATGATAAGTCTTACTATTCTCATGTTACTCCTAACTACTTAGGTAAACTTATTAAGAATCTCAAGAATGTTATGAATGACAAGGAGAGATTTGAACAGTTTATGCAGACTGAGTTCAAAGACTATGAATGGTTCTTTAAGGATGGTCATTGGAGAAATGACTGGCTAAGACAGCTTGCAGAGTCTGATGAATTGAGAAAGGGTCTTAATCATAAGGTAGTACTAAATTCTGACAAAGTAGACTACGCTAATTGGGATGATTTGGATTATACTTTAGTTCTTCTTACAGAATATTGGGGAGACCCTGACTCTGCAAAGTCAAGTATAAAGTATGCTTGGTATCATGTTCCTATTCTTTCAGATAGCCCTTCTGCTGAATTTATCAGATTCAGAAAGTACACAACAGGTGATGTGCTTGATGAGAATGGTAAGAAGAGAACCTACGATGATGTTATCCTTGACAAGCTAGTAGACTTGGTTAATCAAGAGTATGACAGAATCATGCTGGTTAGAGAAAGGGATGAGGCTTATCAGAGTGGAGATAAGAGTGTGGAACCTATTGCAAACTATGATATTGTCAGAAAGGAAGATGGTAGTATAAAGAGTATGGGAGGTGCAGAATTTAAGTTCCTTCCTGCACTTAACAACCTTAGATATGACAATGGAGAGACATTCATTGATAGGTTAAGCAGACTTAAATCCAAAGGTACTGGTGCTGAACTCAGAAACTTCCTAAGAACTACTCTTAATGACATAATGGAAGATGGTTTTGAACAAACCTACAAAGATTGGGTAAGGGTAGGGCTTTTAGATGAACTTCCTAATGGCAAGTACAAGTATCTTCCTTTTGAAGGCCAGTCCAAGCAGAATGCAATAACTGCAAAGGCACTCATTAAGGCTAAGGATGCTTTAGGTTCATTGTGGAATACCAATATGGAACTGATGCTTAGAGCCTATAACAATAATAGTGCTTTTGATAGCAGAGAAGCTAATATTCTAATGGAGCAAATCAAGTCATTACTTACAGATAAGGCAACAAGAGGTGAGATGGAGTTGAAAGATGCTCAGTCAATCTCAAGAAGTCTGTTTGTTAAGAATAATGCTAAGGATGCACTTAGGGAATACTATTGGAACAGTAAGTTAGCTACTTCACAAATTATCCAGCTTACTACTACTGACCTTGCTTTCTATAAGAACCTTGAGGACTTTCAGAAAAGATATAAGGAGGTTCATGCTCCTGCTCTTAGACTGAACACTAAGGCTACTTATAAAGGTGAGAGAATTGGTAGAGATTGGGAAAGAACTATCTACTTGAAGGATGATGAGATAGTATCTTCTGTGCTTGAAGACATCAAGACTGTACTTGATGAAAAAGTCAAGAAAGGTGAGATGACAAAGATGGACAGAGACAACATCATTTATAAGTTCAAGAAGGTGAATGTGGCAGATGCTCAGGCATATAGAAGTTTGAGTTCCTATAGGGCAATACTTGGTATGTCAGGTCAGTGGACAGATGATATGGAGCAAGCATATAACAACTTCAAGAATGGAGATTGGAATATCAAAGACTTCAATATCATTTGGCAGACTAAGAAGCCTTATGTTTATACACAAGTTAATAATAACAGTGGCATTGAAGGTCATACTGGAATTAAGACTCCTGTACAGCATAAGAACTCAGAGTTTCTATTACTTGCTATGCATGAGCTAATTGCTGGTCCTTTAGGAAGGTCAAGTAAATTGAGAGCCATAAATAAGTTTATGGAGGATAATCAGATTGATGTAGTTCAGTTTGAGTCTACCACTAAGGTTGGTAAACAAGGTGTGATAAACTTGAATGATAAGCTCAATATGACTTCTGAAGAAAAAGCAGAGTTAGATACTAAGTTAAATAATGGAGAAATCAGTAAAGATGAATATGATAAAATTATAGAAGAAAATACTGTTCCTGTTACTTCTTATAAAGATACTATGGAGATACTCAAGGAAACTACAGGTATTGGATTTGGTAATGAGAATCCTAATGTAGTACATAAGGTATCTTATGAAGATTATGGTATTCAGACTGCAACTCCTGAACATGCTATTGATGCAGTTCAGTTGGTAGGTACTCAGATTAGAAAGCTAATTACTGCTGACATCTCTGATGATACAATCATTGATGTTAATGGTAAAAAGAAGACTAAGAAAGAGTGGCTTGACCTGTATAATGCTATTAATACTGAGAATATTCTTCAAGCATTTGCTGATGTAGATAAGATATTCAAAGACCCAAAGAAGGTAGAAGAAATCTTACTTGAAGAGATAAGAGGTAATCAAAGATATGGTATGGAAATGATGAGGGCTTGTACTCTTGATGAGAACAATAACTTCAATATACCTCTCTTTGACCCTGTACAATCTCAAAGAGTGCAGACACTTCTTAATAGTATAATCAAGAGTAGAATTACTAAACAGAAGATTAGAGGTGGAGCTTTAATTCAGGTATCTGATTATGGCTTGACTGATGAACTTCATGTAGTATTTGAAGGTGAAGGTGCTAACAAAAGGATTAAGTATCTTGAATGTTATATGCCTGCATATAGTAGAGAGTTCTATGAGCCTCTTATGAACCCAAATACTCACCAGCTTGATATAACTAAACTTCCTGAGGATTTGAGAAAGTTGATTGGATATAGAGTTCCAACAGAGGATAAATATTCAATGGCTCCTCTGTATATTAAGGGATTTCTTCCTCAACAGAATGGTTCTGCAATCATGCTTCCTGCTGAGATTACTACTCTATCAGGTTCTGACTTTGATGTGGATAAGATGTATATCATGTTACCTGAGTTTAATATTAAGAAACTATATAATATCAAGGGAGCTTGGGATGATTTCTATCTTAATAACCCAGATATTGTAGATGAGATTGATAGAAACTTAGGTGAGGCACTTACACAATTTATTAAAGAGCAGACTGAAGATTGGGATGAGGCAGCAGACTTGGATGATATAGAAGATATAACAAAAGAGTTTAAGGAATGGTTAAAGAAAGAAGGTATTAAAAGATACCAATTCTCTGAAACTGCACAGAAGAGATTCTCTGAATGGTTCAGAACTAATAAGAAGAATTACTTCATTAGGAAAAATATAGAAAAGATAAAGTATGACTTCAACAAGTCTCCACAGGAGAATAGTCTTAAAGCAAGAAATAACTTGCTGATAGATATGATGTATGGAGTTCTGACTAATGCAGATACAGCTTCAAAGATTCTTAACCCAGGTGGCTTTGATTATCAGAAGAAAGCTGCAAGAATTATGACCATTCTCAATGATTCTTATGAGGGTGACTTGGCTCAAGCATTAAAGGATGTAGGTGTAGAACTTAATAAGACTGTACAGAAAGGTGAAAAGTCTTATCCTAAGTCTATTGCCTCATATCTATTTGACTTAGACCTTGATACTCTTGATAAGTTGGCAGAGAAAACAAAGGTCAAGATGGACCCATTATCACCAAGAACTCAAGTAATGTTACATCAACAAAATATGACTGGTGCTAAGTTGATTGGTATTTATGCCAACCATAATGCAAACCATGCTTTGATGCAACATACAGCATCCAATGAAGATAAAGGCTTGGCTCTTAGTGAAGAAAATGGCTCATTTGTATTGAATGGAAAGAGACTTACATCTCTACATGATATTATGAATGGTGACAAGGAATTTATCTCAAAGAATAATGCTGGATTTTTGGCTGCTTCTGTGGATAATGTTAAAGACCCTGTGCTTGCAGCACTTAATCAGAATACTTTCACTGCTGATGCTTCTATGCTTCTTTCAAGATTAGGTTATAATCCTATTGAGATAGGTCTGTTAATGATGCAGCCTATAGTTCAAGAGATTACTCAGACCTATTTTAGAGAGAGTAGAGAAGGCAAAGACAAGGATACTATCATAAATGAAGTACTGGATAAGTATGAGAAGAAGGCTGCTATTAATAATGACTTGGCTTATGATGACTACAAGAAAGATAACTTCTACATTGAAGACCTTGCAGACAATATAATGCTTGCTAAGGAAGCTGTTACTGACAGTTCTCAGACTTCTGATTTTAGGAAGATTGAGTTCTATCCGAGACAAGTTGCAGTTGGATATTTGTTCAAGAGGGTTATGAACTCTGCTGAGGCTTTGAAACAAGTAGTACAAGCTACTAGGGCTGATACTCAAAATGGTGCTGCTGGTCCTACTATTGCAGATACAGAGTTGAAGATACAGAAAGTGAAAGACCTGCTAGACCAGATAGAGAATAATGACAAATTCCCGTTGGAGAATGCAAATGTTATCAGTGATTCTATTAGTGTGGATATGTCTATAGAGGATGAGGAGGAGAGAATGAATACTATCAGGAAACAATTACTTGACAGTAAACTTCCTTTCTTGCAGGCATTCTATACATTAGGTCTTAAAATGACAGAAAACATACTAGGTTCTTACTTCCCTCAATATACTGAATCATTCAGAGCTGTAATTAATAACCTTAGAGACATGACTAAGACAGGTAAACTAGATGTAAAAACTATGAACAGTGTTTATAATGATTTGCTTGCCTACATCATGTCAAAGAGTAATTTCTTTGGTTCTGAATTGATTGTAAACCCAAACTCAGAAGTGGGTGATACTGTTATAACTTCTTCTAATAAGAGAAAGAGTTTTATCAATAGTTTCCCTGAGTATTTCAAGGAAGTAGTTACAGATAATAAGGATATAGCTGACTTTGAATTTATTAAGAGACTCAAAGTAATTAGGGCAAATGATAATAATCCTGTAGATACAATAGTATTTAAGAATGTAGGCCAGTTAAGTTCCACTTTGAGAGAAAGATATATGAGAGACTGGGCATCTTTATTATATATGAGTAACCCAGAAGGTCAGAAACTTGCTCTTAACTTATTCAGGTACAGCTATTATAGGAATGGCTTTGCATTTGGGCCTTCAACCTTTATCCATTTGGCACCTGTAGTAGTAAGAAGAGTTATCCCAGAGTATATAAGTACATTGAGAACTCTCTTGTCATCAAGTGATGACTATAGTCAATTTGTAGACCAGTATGTCTATAACCACTTGGATAATAGAAAATTGGTTCCTGAAATCCCTGATACAGCCTCTGTCCAGTTCATAGGAGAGGATAATGAAGTTAAGGATAAAGTTACATTTGTGATTGATGGTAATGCTACCTTTGGAGATAAGAAAGTTATCAAGAAAAGGACAGATACTCCTGATGGCCCTGTTTATGATTTCTTTAAGTATATAGGTAGAAGAATCAGAGGAAGTTATGTCTATTACAAACTGTATTCATCAGATACTGAACAAACTAATGTTGCAACCTATGAAAGGATTGAACCATTGGGTTTCAGAAACAGCTTCATTGAATATGAATATGGCAAGGATGTAGAAGAGGTAGAAACTGTGATTAACAAGAACAAGAAAGATTATGATCCTAATGCTGATACCTTGGCAAGATTTAGTTATGGAGACGATACAACTGATTATGATTCTATGCCAAATGAAAGTTTGCCTAAAGAGTATTGGGATTCTCTCACAAAAGCAGCTATAGATGCTTTTCATCAAGGATATGGAATTTCTCTTGATACTTCTGACCCAAAGGCTGATGATGTAACAGCTATCCAGCCTAATACAGAGTATAAGGATGAGAATGGTGATAGTATTTGTGGTGCTCCAACATTATTATAACAATTTATATAATAAACATGGCAAGAAGTTGTGCAATTATTCCAAAGGTAAAGAATAGGAATGGTCAAGTAGTGGATAGCAAGTTATTTAAGGACTTGCTATCCTTCACTTCAAATAACAGAAGTGAAGCTATAAGACTATATCTTATCACAAAAAGCAATCAGTTCATAAAGGACTGGCAACCAAGATTAACATTAGATGAAAACAATGAACCTACATTGAGAAGTCTACTAAAGCAGACTAATATCAGTGAAGTTATTCCAGAAACTAAAGTACTTGAAAGGCTTAATAGAGAAATAGGGTACTATAAGAAAGGAATGGACAGACCAGCCCTATGGGAAAACAATGATGAAAATTATCAAAAGTTGAAACAAAGGGCTATAGCCTTTAATCAAAACTCAGAGTATAGGGATGATTATGTGGCTAATATAATCAAGATACAAGATTCTGAATCTCCAAGAGTATTCATTGGAGTAAAGGTTGAGAAAAGAAATAGGCTTAACTCTGTCAATGCGGATAAGATGGAATACAATGAAAACCTTAATAATAGGTTGAGAGGTATTCTTGAATCTCATGGTATAGGGATAGGTGCTTTGACTGACCTTGAAAGGAGAATGGGTATTCATGGTGTAACTGATTTTGATGTTGCAAGAAATGCAGCAAATGGTCTTGTTGAAATGATTAGGCTTGCTAATGGTATTCAAGGTGAGAGAGCACTTCCCGAGGAATTTGCACACTTTGCCATTGAAGCTATGGGAGATAATCCACTTATCAATAGACTTATCAATAACATATCTTCCAATGGACTGGCAAGAGAAATTATAGGTGAGGACTATGATACCTATGATACTCTATATCATAGTGATGAGGCTAAGTTGGCAAAAGAAGCTGCGGGTAAACTACTTGCAAAGCATCTTCTTCAAGGTGAGAATATTCCATCTGCTCCTTATAAGAATCTGCTGCAAAGGGTGATTCAAGCAGTCAAGAATTTCTTTAAGAATATTAATGCAAGTCCTATACAAAGAGCCATAAGGGAGGCTGACAAGAACTTTGGTTCTTTAGCACAGCAAATACTTAATGGCAGCATGGATGAGGTTATTGACATTGGCAATATTACCTCAAGTGGAGTGTTTTATAATACCTCAGAGAGAGTGGCAAGAGATAAAAAGCTGCTTCAAGGAGTCATTGAGAATGAGTTAAAGAGGTTGAAGATTTATGAAAAGAGAAATCCTAATAGCCAGTTTAGTGTTAATCAAAGGTTACTCATTGATAGATTGGAGACTGAATTAGCTGATAACAATGAGATTGAGGGTATTTATGTTTTTGTTGAGAATGCTCTTGAAGAATTAACCAAGGTAAATAACAGACTTACTATGTTACAGAATACTCCTGCTACTAATGTCAATGAGAGAGCTGGTGTTCTAAGAGATGTCAGAAACTACTTGTACAGTTATAAGCATATTACTGATGATATTAGGAAGGCTCTTATTGATGAAGAGAGATATGCAGACAATAGATATGGTCAGAGAGTAAGGGTAGTATTAGACAACACAACTACACTACTTGGAGACTTGTTTGTCAGATACAACAATGTAGCAATGCCTCTTTTTGTTGATTTCATTAAGCCTTTTGTGGGAGAGAGTATAACTGTTCCCTTTGGCAAGTTCAAGGGTAAGACTATGACTGCTGAAAGCTTGGTGAAGGTAGCTGATAAGGACATATCTTTCTTTGACAGATGGCTTGATTCTATGGCAGACTCTTCAGATTATATGCTGAAAGTTATGGACCAAGCTGTCAAGAAGAGTAAAGAAAATGCAAGGTTAGAGACTATCAATGTTATGAAGGAGCTTCAAGCTGCTACCATTAAGTTAGAGCAAGCTGGAGTTAAGAACACTGATTGGATGTTTGAAAGAGACAGTAAAGGTAATCTTACAGGTAATTATATCTCTGAGATTAACCAGGGTCTATTCAAGGAGAAAGTCAGGGAAATGTTCAAGTCTCTCAATGAAAAATATGGTAAGAATCCTGTAGGAGATAATGCAGAGAAGTACAGAAAAGAGAGACAAGCTTGGTTTGATGCTAATATGGAAGTAGTCAATGGAAAGAAGCAACCTAAAGTATCAATCTATGGCAATAAGGCTTATCAGAACTTGAGTCCTGTTCAGAAAGAATACTACAATAGGATTATGGAGATAAAAGCCAAGCTTGATTCATACCTTCCTGACAAGTACACTACCTTAACTAATGCAGTTAAAATCAGAAAGGACTTACTTGAAAGAGTAAAGGCTTCTGATGGTGTAAGGTCAGGTAGTACACAAGTATGGGAAGCTGTTAAAGACCAATTCATTAGAAGGACTGATGACACTGAGTTTGGAGATAGGGCTACAGTAAAGGACTTTGAAGGTAAAGAGGTACAAGTACTTCCTATCTACTATACTAAGATGAAAGAGGGTGAAAGTCCTAATGACCTATCTACTGACATAGTATCTACTCTCACAGCTTATGCAGCTATGGCTAATGACTTCAATGAAATGAATAAAGTAATTGATGTTCTTGAGCTTGGTAGGGATATGCTAAAGGAGAGGGAGATTATACAGACAAGGGGTGGTAAACCACTGGTTGAAAAGTTCAAGTCTGTAGGTAGGAAAGTTGAATCTACTCTCACTAAATCTGGTGATGAAACAAGGTTCATGCAGAGACTGAATGACTTCTTTGAAATGCAAGTCTATGGTAGGTATATGGCTGATGAGGGCACATTTGGTAATACCAAGATTGATAAAGGAAAGGTAGCTAACTTTGTTAATAGAATTACTTCTCTTAATATGTTAGGTCTAAACCTGTTAAGTGGTATATCAAATGTTACTACTGGTAAAATTATGATGAGAATTGAGTCCTTTGCAGGTGAGTTCTATAATGAATCTAATACCTTAATAGCTGACAGGAATTATGGTAAAGCATTGCCAGAGTACTTAGCTGAGATAGGTAACAGAGTTAAGACAAGTAAACTTGCTCTGTGGGATGAATTGTTCAATGTGTTGCAGGAGTATGAGACTGATGTTAGAGAAGTAAACTTTGACAGGAAGACTTGGTTCAGTAGAATGTTTGGTACCTCTGCTTTATTCCTTATGAATAATGCTGGTGAGCACTGGATGCAGAATAGAACCTCATTAGCACTTGCTGATGCTTATAAGATGAAAGCTCCTGATGGTAAAATAGTTTCTTTATGGGATGCTATGGAAGTAGTTCCTATAGATAAGAACAACAAGAAATTAGGTGCTAAATTGCAGTTAAAGCAAGGTTATACTAAGAAAGATGGTTCTGCATTTACAAGGGATGATATTATAGCATTCAGTAGGAAATCTGCTGCTATAAATCAGAGAATGCACGGTATTTATAATAAGGCTGATAGAAGTGCAGTGCAAAGATTAGCTGTAGGTAGAATGGGTGTTATGTTTAGAAAGTGGATTAAACCATCTCTTAACAGAAGATTCAAGTCTGCCACATATAACTATGATTTGCAAGCATGGACAGAAGGTTATTATAATACTACAGGAAGATTTATGTGGCAATTAGCTAAAGAGTTGAAGGAAGGTCAGTTTGCAATAGCTGCTAATTGGAATAACCTTACAAAGACAGAAAAAGCCAATATTAAAAGAGCTGCTACTGAAGTAGGTCACTTCTTAATTATTGCTGCATTCTTGGGTCTCATGGATTGGGATGATAATAAGAATAGACCTTGGTTACAGAAGATGATTGAGTATCAAGCAAGAAGACTTTATACTGAAATTGGTACTCAGGTTCCAGGCCCTCAAATGGTAGGAGAGGCTCTTAAAATCTTAAAGTCTCCTGCTGCTGGTATTAATACTGTGGAAAATGTTTTGGATATGGTTGGATTGTTGAATCCTATGAACTATGAAACTTTTGCAGGTGAAGATGCCATCATTCAGTCAGGTAGATTTAAGGGGGATTCAAGAGCCACAAAACTATGGTTTGAGTCACCACTAATTCCTATGAATAAAACTATATATAGAGGATTACATCCAGAAGAAAGTATTCCATTCTTCAAACAATAAGATTATGGGTTTATATTTGATAATATTGATTGTTGGCATACCTTTATGTATACTGGCATTAGGATTTCTAAATAAAGAAGATTAATTTGTTAATTGTTAATAAGAAGGGGGAGTGAGTAGATTAAGTTCTACTCCTCCCCTTATTTTTTTTTATTTCCTACAAAATAAAAGGGAAGTAACATTTCTGTTACCTCCCTAATAAAAAATTTCATCCTACTGACTAAAAGGCTATACATTTAACAGCTTGGTCTCTCTCTTCTTGGGAGATTGAATCAAACTTCTCTGCTGTCCAACCTTTCTTCAATAAATTCTCTTGCATAGAATCACTTAAAGTATTGAATGATGTAGTAGTTGAAGTAGTACCTCTCAATTCACTGATAGTAGGAACTTTGAATGTGCTATCTGCATATTTACCCTCATTAATTCTTCTGTAGTAGTCTATCAAGGAAGGTCTAAAGTTATTCCAGTTAGTAACCTTAGTAAAGAGTTCCTTGAAGAAATCAAGTATTCTCTTGCCTAAGCCTCTATTCTGTCTTGTCATTACATACTCTCTGAATCCCTCTGCCATGTCTTCCTCTAATGAGAGGTTATCTTTTTCACCATATAACTTCTTTGCTTCATCATATAGTGCTTGTCTTTCACCATTGTCAAGAAGGAGATTAAATACGGCATGGAAAGCTTCATGGTATGCAGTACCTTCAGCAGCTATGTCAGACAATGTGATTACACCTTTATCAAATTGACCCCAAGCTAAAGTACCTCTTTTACCTACTTTGATAAGACCTTTTACTACTTTTACTCTATCTGGTTCACTTAATTGGGGAAGTACCCTACTTAACCATTTAAGTTCTTTTTTCTCATCCCACTTTTCATAATCAAGTGATTTTACTTTTCTTAATTTATGTCTTGTTCTTGAGGCTTTCTTATTGTTTATTGCCTGTTCCTTTTGAATAGTATAAGCAGCACCTGTCTGGGTATTACCTTGATTAATAGTTGCAGGAGTTTCTACAGTAGTGATAGCATCATAATCTGACATAGAAAGTTGAGTAAATTTAATATCAAACCCTGCAAGAGCCTCATCTAACTTAGTAGTATTATTTCTCACATCCTCACTATGAAGTTTTTCTGCTTTTCCTGACTCAAACAAATCTGTAAATTTCTTATTCAAGTTCTCATGTACAAACTCCCTTATAGTGTCAGGTGTCATGTTGAAATCCATAATAGTATCCTTGACTCCTTCAGGAGTTAATATAAGCATTCTCCATCTCTTTCTATCATTGTCCCACTCTATTTGAGCAGTATTATTATTGGGGGTTTTTACATATATAACAGGAATAAGATTTTCCGTATTATATAAATAACCAGTAACATTTTTACCCACCTTTGGTAAAGGCATTTTCTTAGTATTAACAGAGGCAGTACTTACAGTAGGTACTGCGTCAGGGTTAAACAATATAGTTTTTTCATTAGCCATGTCTTTAACCCTTTGTGGATTACCTCTAAGCATTTTGCTAATAGTTTGTTCAATCTGTGCTTGAGAATATCCTCCTTGTACAGAGTTATTTCTTATTGCTAAGAATGTTTTACCATTAGGAAATACTGCATAGTAATTATTTGAAGCCACATGGGCTGCTTCTCCCTGTCTGCCAAATCCCTCTGTAATATTAGGAACTTTAGTAAGATATACTTCTACTCCATTAATTGTAGTAAGTGGTGTAACATATCCCTTATGTAATTTACCATCTATTTCAAAGTAACCTACTTTATCTTTATCAGTAGATTTGTGTTCAGGTGTTAAGTCCTCAATAGGATTCTGTATCTCTAATGAAGTTTCAAAGATAGGTAATACTGTCTGAGCTTGTGCTGGAGTAGCAGGAGCTTCTACAGGTTTATCTACTTTAACATTACCTACTAAAGGCACATTAACAGCAGGATTATATGTAATAGGAATACCCTTTTCACTTTGTACTGCTGATACCTTCTCCTTATCATAACTCAATACAAATGGCATTACAGCTAACTTAGTAACTGGTACACCATACTGAGATTCAAATAGGTTCTTGTAAGCAGAAAGTTGTAAAGTATAGTAATCCTTTGTACTCATTCTTTGAGTAGCAGATGGATTATTAAAGTAGTTAACCTTACGACCATATCTGTCTATAAAGTCATAGAAGCTGTATCTACTTGTCTTTACATCATAAATCTTAAAGTTACCTTCCTTATCAACAGAGAGAATATCAACTTCACCTGCAACTCTTGTACCATCAGAATATTTCTGAAATAATACAATATTATCAGCAAGGAATCTTTCTCCCATTAACTCCATGTTTGACTTAACATTATTAAGAGTAGTAATCAAATCTATGAAAGCATTCTCTGACATATTGGATGGCTTCACTATCTTAGACACGTCTCTTATAGTAAAATACTGTCTGATGATACTATCTACTGCTGAACCAGCATCAAGTGCCCTTTGTGAATTAGTACCAGACATCTTGTCTCTTACTATATTCACAATAGTATCTCTACTCTTGACATCAGTCTTACCTCTGTAAGCAGTCAAGTCTACCTTAAACTTGTTCTCCAAGTATTTCAGATAGTTCTCATACTGAGTAGGATTATCTACAAACTTGCTAAGATTAAATCTTGCTGATTCAAGAGCACTTGTCTGCTTGTCAGATATTATCCAATTAGAGCCTAATCTGCTATGTACTCTACTGTACTGATGATATTCACCATCATCTTCAAGTACATAATAGAACTCACCATCAGTTCTTGTCTTGTCTACTCTCTTTTGGTTCTCATATATTTCACTGATAACCTCCTTAGACTTGGCAACTCTATTCTCTCTTTCCTTCTTTCTACCTGCAATAGTATCCTTTACATCTTGTGCCTCCTGGCCACTGAGATATACTTGCTTACTTCTGTCAAGTACCTTACCATCAGGAGTAAGAACTTTGTTATCTACCATCATTGAAGAGTTAGCAGAATCCCCAAAGTTATCTTGTGCCCAAGCTAAATCAAATAATATTCTATTATCATTAGTAATTGTTACACTTTTACCTTGGTCATCCCTAATAGTATTTGTCTTCAAGTCCACATAGTATGGCTTATTAGAGAATACAGATGTTATTCTTGTACCACTTATAGCACCTTCAGTGCCACCCACAGGTGTCTCTATCTTCCTCTTAGGCTGAGGAGCTACAGAAGCTGGGCTTATAGCCTGATGCAGATTACCCTCATTATCAAAGTAGTCAGTTGTAAACCAAGTACTTCTTACTGAAGCCTCAGTAATATTTGAAGTAAGGATATTAGAGTTTATCAATCTGTTGTTGTATGCACCTTCATTTATTCTTCTTGTGCTGACCTGTAAAGGAAGATTGAATTTGATGAGGTGTCCAAGTATCTCATTGTATATATCCTCAGGATTCTTGATAGTCCTTTGGAATCTCTCATCATCATTTGCTTCTTTAGCAACATCTTCACTAAGTGCAAATTCTAAGCCACTAATAACAGTACTTTTACCAAAGTTAGAGAAATATACATCATACTTATCCTCCTTGATTTGCTCTTTTCCTTCAATGATTACTTTTTCATAAGTACCATCTGGCTTTCTCACTTTCTTACTAATAACAACACCATTACCTGTTCCACTATTGAACCAAGTAACCATAACATCTTGCATATACAAGTCTTGAGCTAAGTCTTGCATAGCAGCAGATACATCATCTTGTGATGTAGCAGTTGATAACTTAGTAATGGCATTCTTTATATCTTCACCAATAGGAGAAGAGCTTACACTGCTGTCACTTAGATTAAACTCTTTACTATTAAAGTGTTTAACTCTTACAGCAGCAGGAGAATATTTACCAGCTCCATTAGGTATAAGCAGATATAATCTACCCTCTTTCTGGCTCATATCCACTGGTTTAATAATAAGACTGTCATCAATCTTATTATTGGTAGTAAGTACACCATTCTTTATAATACCAAAGACAGGTTTTCTATCAGTTGAAGATACATTAGGAATATCTTTAAGACTTCTTTCAGTATTGCCATAGGGAACTCTACCTACCATTATCTTAGAAGCTCTTGTAGTAGGTGTGGCAATGAACTTACCTTTAGATTGAGCACTTGACTTATCACTGTGCATTACATTGTCTACAAAGTGAGCTAAGTCAGTAGGTGTAGTATATTTGCCTTCCCATAAATAGTCTAGAATCTGCTTTGATTCACTAGGAGTTAGCTTTCTCCAAATATTGATACCTAGTCCATCATTTCTATCAAATACTTTATTGTTTTTATCACTAAAGTAGGTTATAGTAGAAGTCCCATCAGGATGCTCTATATAGGAATTTTTTCTTCCAAGAGTTCTTGGGTCAGCAGGACTTGTTCTCCAAAAATTAAAGGCTCTATCATTCTTAGTTCCTTGTTTATTTGGATTATACCCAAATACTTGGCCCACTCCTTTGCCTCCTAAAGAACTATGAATAATAATTCTTTCTTCTATTGTAGAAGGCTCATTTTTATTAATATTGGAAGTAGATACTTGAGTAGTAGTTCTGCTGGCATACTCTCTTCTTATCTTCTCTTCAAGACTCTTCAGACCCTCATACCTTGAAACACTATAGTCAGATTCATCCAAACTACCTACTACTTGACCATTCCTTTTATCTATAATAAATATAGTGTGGTCATTAAATGAAGGGTCAATCATAAAGCCAAGTTCATCACCTACCTTTAAGTTGCCTTCATTTAAGTATCTAAATGCTCCACTATCTCTTAGATAACCATAAATGCCAGAGAAGTCTACACCCTTTTCTCTCTCACCTACTACTACATCAAATGGTCTGAAGTCTCCTTCCTTGCTTGCTTCTATATGCAATTCAGGTATAGCAGGTCTATAGAATTGATTAGAGGTATCTCTACTTGGTCTTTGTGGAGTTTCTACCCTTTCATTAGCTTTCTTATTCTCCTCACTGACCATCTCAGCAGTTATATTACCTACAGGTAATTCTACTGTAGGCAAAGCCCCACTACTTGTTACAGTAGGAGTAGTTGCAGTTCCACTATCTCCTGTATCAGTCCTATCATCACCTCTTACAGTTCCCCCTCTCTTTTCTACAGGCTTCTTATATTCAGGTGAGAATCTGTCCTTGAATCTATTGTCATTGTTTACTTTTGACATTGCATTCTGCAAGGCATATTGAGCTTCTTGGAATCTTGTTGCAGACAGCTCAACATCTCCCTCAGAATCTTCATCAAAGGCATTCTCATTATTAATATGGATTGAGTTAGGATTAGCTAGGTACTCCAAACTATCAGAGTTATTGAACTGGTCTTGAAAGAGCTTCATAGCATCTTGCTTAACCTGTGGTTCTGCATCTGACTCATTAAGGACTCTTCTTACTTCATTATTATATTGTGAAGTTTCTCTGTAGTTTTTAGCCATTTCACTACCTCCATCCTCAAGTTCTTTTAGAACTCTATCTCTATTCTCTGTATCATCTTGGGCATCTATTATACCTCTAAACTCTTGCAAATTCTGTGCAGCATTCAAAGATGCTTTCAAGTCATCAGACTTCTTCTTAATCTCTTGTTGTACAGCTTGCTCATCAGCTCTTGCATGGTCTTCTGCTTGCTTTTGAGGGTTCTCAAGGTACTCTTTTAACTTTGCATTATATGTCTTTGAAGCATTGCCTAACTTAACAATATCATTCAGCTTAGTTGTAATATCTTCTTTCTCATCTGCACTAAGTACAGTTTCATCTACCTCATTAATATCCTTAATAAGACCATCTACAAACTTAGGATTAGTTGCTAATGTATGAGCCAGTACACTATCATCTTGACCTCTAACCATATTAAGGGTGTTGATAGCACCTTCAATGGCTTTTATATTCTTATCTGCTTGTTTATATCTATCAGTTAAATCAGCATGAGATTGGCCTTCAAAGTCTCTGACTTGTTGATTGAATCTAAGGAATGAATCCAAGTTACCTATTACATTACCAATAGCTGACTTTACTTCTCCAGACATAGCTGTTGCTCTTTTAGCCCAGTTACCTATCTGAGACTTCATCCATGTCAATTCTTCAAGCTGGTCATCTGATAATTGCTGACCTGTTTTAAGAATAAGTCCATCCTTTATATCTTGATACTCCTTTATTGTATTAAGAATATCTTCCTTATTCTTGTTTATTTTGGAAGCCATCTCATTCATAGCTTCTTCAGTTCCAAAATTGGCTATTATATTGCCATTATCATCTTTAGAAGCATATTGGGAAAATGGTCCAATTAAATCACCCTTTTCATCCTTTGAGGTGGTATTAACCACTATAGACTCTAAATCTTCTTGTGAAGTTCCTGATGCCTCATTTATAGCAGATTTTAAGTCTTCTATCTTCCCTGCTTGGTCAAACATTACAATATCAGATACTAATTGAGCATGTTCTGCATTCTTAAAGTTGAACTCATCACCCTGTTCAGCAGCTTGATTCATATCATTCTGATACTTATTATGCCTGATAAGACCCTGATAATAGTTTTTGAACTCTGGAGAGTTAACTCTATTATTCATGTAGTTAGCAATTTCATTCTCTCTTGCTATCTTATTCCTATAATCTCTCCACTTATTTATGGCACCCTCTTCAATAGTAATAGGAGATTGTAGTGAACCTGACTCACTTCTAATTCCTCTAAACTTTGGCATACCTAAAGCACCTGTAAGAGCACCTATGAAAAACTCTTCCCAAGATGAAGCATCATTTACTGTCTCATTAATTCCTTCAGCAAATGCTTTGGTCCAACTCAAAGTCTCTTGTGCAGCCTTTGGGTCAGTCTTTGACTTATAGAAATTATTTACATTAGTTTCATAATCAGTTTCATAATATTTTCCTGCTATAGTTGAAGCAGCTTTTTGAGAAATTTCTTCAGTACCTTCAGATAATGCGCCCTTTGTTATTGCAGTAGCAGCACCTAATCTTGTAGTTCCAGCTTTGTATTCACCTGGCCTACCTAATATATTATAAGCTCTCCTAGATGTTTTGAATCCATTGGCATACAATTTACCAAACTGAATTATATTAGATGCAGTAAGGATGGGTATATTCATAAGTAAGTCCATATTACCCATCTTTAATCTATCTTCATTCAGTTTACCAAGAGCTGCATTATATAATTCTCTTTCTTTTGCAATAGCTTTTTGGTAATTTAAGTAAGCTGGGTCTACAAGCTGAGTACCATCTACACCACTTTTTATAAATTGTCTTCCTGCATTAGCATTATATTCAGCTTGTATTGCATTTAACCTTTCTCTTAGCTTGTCATCAAGCTGTGCTTTATGGAGTTCAAACCAGTCTTTACTATTATTAAGTGCTTCAATTCTACCCTCATTAACAGCAGAGGTAACTGAACCTAAGCCAGTTGCAACTATAGAAGATGCTTTACTTATGCCCTTTAGAGTTTTAATCCCAGCACCTAATCTCTTAGCACCAGCCATAGCTAATTTACCAAGACCTTTAACACCAGCAGCTTCTAAACTACCACTATAGAAAGCACCTACTGTGAAACCTAAGTTCTTGATAAACTTATCACCTAAGAAATTGGCAGTGAAGATATTTTCATACCAAGGTTGTTCTTGCTCTGCTTTTGTGTAATAGTTAGGCAATGCTTGTTCAGACCACTCATTAAAAGACTGCATAGCCTTAGAGAAGTCATTATCCCAAAGACCAGACCACCTATCTTCATTTATTGCAGTTCCTGCTCCAAATAATAATCCTATAGTACCATCAAGAAAAGTAGTACCTGCAAGTATAGCACCTTTAGCAAGACCTGCTCCTATTTGTGCATACCAAGGTTGGTTTTCAGCTCTTATATCTCCAAGATTTTGAAATTGTTCTTCAGTTGAAGTAGGCTCATCAAACATACTCTCACCCCAAGGTGTAGTAGTCCCAGCTAAGGGACTACTAACCCTTTGAGGGGCTTGTCTATTTATATCATACTGTGATATAGTTTGAGGTCTTACACTTGCAAAAGGGTCATTGTTTGCATCTTGAAGCTGCCTAAAGGTCATTGGGCCACTCTTAGTAATATCTATATCCTTTACTTTAGTTTCTTTTTCCATATCTTAATATCCATAAGGATTAAACTCTTGTTCATTTGTCGTATTCTGCACTCCTAATTGAGAATGGAATAAGTAAGCTTCTTGGAGTGCCCTGTTGTATTCATTTTGGACTTGCTCAGGAGTAGCAGTTATAGTTGTACCTATAGGTATGTTATTTAATCTTGCATAACTATCAGGTATTCTTATTCTACCTCCTCTCCTGTTGTTCTGTAATACTTCAATCCACTTCATTCTTGCATCCCTATTCTGCTCATTAGTTGTATTAATACCAGCAGGCATTCTATATCTCCTTACATTACCCTTATCATCTTGTATCATTACAGTACTACCATAAGGACTAAATCTTGTAGCAGTTACTTTATACTTGTCACTCTTCAAGTCTTCCATGGTAATTTCCTTACCTGTATCCTTGAATCTCTTAGATTTACTATCATAATCAACTTCTTTAAGAGTAGTTCCTCTACCAGCAGTCATAATAGCATCCTTCATATCACCCTGTTGAGTACCTGCAATAGTATAATCATACTCAGTAACTTTTGTAGCATCATATTTTGCAGTTTTTGCACTTGGATTATTTGCCACGTAGTTACCCCATAGTCTACCTATTCTTGATGAGTCCCATCCAGACCCCTCTTTCATATTCATATTACCACCTATACTATCAAGGAATTTCTTAAAGTTAGTAGGAGTAAATTTTTTATTATTAGTTGCTACCTGAGTTTCTGCATTTAGTAATCTTGCAGTACCTCCTCCTGAACCTGTTACTCTTATATTTGGAGTAGCATTTCTTCTATATTCTGCTAGACCTGCTGTTGTAAGTCTTACTCTACCCTTTGCATCAGTATAAAAATACTTAGAGTATTTCTTTATATTATCCTTATAGTCTTGCTCAGCCTTACTTAGTTCTCTATTACTGTAAATGTTCAAAGGATTAATGGCAAGACTATTTAGGTTAGCTTGTTTTTGAGCTTCTGCTGCTCTCTTCTCTGCTCTAATCTTCATAGCCTCCTCTTCAGCCATCTTAGCTCTCCAGTTATCAAGAACTTGGTATTGAGTTTCACCAACTGCACTCCATAGACCTTGTTTAGCATAGTCAATAGCTCTTGCAATAGTAGCTTGGTCTCCCCAGTTTCTAACACCACTTGAATTAATGGCATCTTCAACAATCCTTGTAAGTTGAGGAGCAGCATTAGGATTATCCTGTATAGCCTGTAATACTGCTTGAGAACTAAAGCCTTTCTGCATCATAGATTCATAATATGAATTACCTAAAATATTTCTCCACTTCCTTGGTTTCTCTTGCATTTCCTTAGCCAATGCAGATGCAGCTTGTGCAGCTTGTGCAGTAATTAACTTACCTGAATATGCTTCATAAGCTAACTGTGGATTCTTTATATAATCATCAAGACTTGTAGTTGAGGCTCTTCTACTTAGCATCAATGTTGGGTCTTGAAGAAGTGCTTGTTGTTGTTGCTCTGCTTGCTTTTGTCTTGTTGCATAGGCTTGTTCAATAGGAGTTATCTCCTTACTGTACCTTGCTTTCATGTTAAGCATATCCCTTCTACTTGTAGCATTAAGTCCTTCCCTTGCTAACTGACCAGCTTGCTCTTCGAGGTCATTTGCATAGGTCTTATACATTTTGTAAGCATAAGGGTCAGTCTGTTCATTAGCCATTTCCTCCCATACACTTGCCTTAGTAGAGAGTTCCCCATATTGGTCCTCTAATGCTTGATGAGCTTGGGTAGCCATCAAGGTTGGAGCCAGCATTTCTTGATAAGAGAAGGGCTTGAATTGCGAATTTATAATTAGTGAATAGTTAGCCATATTACTTCTTCTTAATAGTTAAATAACCACCCTTAGCTTTCTTATTCTTAGCTTTACTAGCTTTATTAGCTTCTTCTCTTACTGTGGCCTTTTCAGCCTCACTAAGGTCTTCATAACCATTCTTATATGTAATCTTACCCTTGTTATCAATAGAATAGTATAAAGCAGGATTACTCATAATCATATTTCTGCTATACTCTTCTCTACCAATATCTCCAAGAGAATTAAAGAGGTTAGTAAGGTTAGCACTCATACTTGCAACTCTTCTTGCATCAACAGCATCTCTTACTGTCATAGCCTGTGCAACACCACTTAGTCTTGAACTTCTTGCCTTTAAGGCAGCTTCTTGATTTGCCATTGCAGCCTTGAGTCCCATCTCAGCATTAGCTTGATTAGTGCCCCTATTAAATTGTTCAACAGCTTGTCTTTGTGCTAAGTTATACTCCTCAGCTTGTCTTGCAAGGTCTCCTAATTTACCCTGTGCATTGTAATCAGCAGCTAATAGACCAGCCAATGCTGTTGCTCTATTTCCTGCACTTTGATTTATAATAGCTCTTCTAGTAGCACCAGATTGTGCATTAAGTTTATTGATATAGTAGTTCCTATCAAAGGGTCTGTATGTTAAATAATCACCCAACGGATTAAACCCAATTGGGGTATATCTTCCTGCTTCATTAGCTGCATTAAGTATAGCATCTGAACTTGAATAGTCAGGCTTACTGAATATATTTTGTCCAAGACCTATTGCAGCACCTACTACAGGAGCATATCTTAGTGCAGTAAGGTCAAATTTTTTATTATTAGGTTCATCATTAGTTTCTTTATTAACAGTAGATTCTGCTGTTTGTATATCCTCTATAGGTACTCCTAAATGTGAAGCTCTAGAGTATGTTAAACCTTCAGGTGTAAGAATACCATTATTATCATATATAGGTGTAGGAACAGTTTGGTCAGGAACACTGGCTCCAAAAAGATATGCATCTCTAGAAAGATTTAAGAAATTATCATCTGGCCCAGGGCCATCAAATAATGTACCCATTCTACCACCATGTGCATATTGTATTCCTTCTTGACCTACTTGATTCTGTTGTCTTATAGCTTCTTGAGCTTGCTGTAATTTTGACATAGCACTCATGAGGCCCCTCTTACTTATTGGGTCATTAGGTCTTTCCTCACTTTCCTTTTGTAATTTCTTTGCAGCTTTTGCAAAAGTAAGGTTCTTACCTTTACTCAAACCTAGAGAACTCCTTATACTATTGGGAACATTCATTCTATCACTAAATACATAATCATTAAAGATAACTTCTCCCTCTTCAACAAGGTTAGGAGTTCCTTGGTCATCTACACCCATTTGTACACCCTCCATAGGGTTTTCTTCATGAGTGCCTCCATTACCTATCATAATAAGGCCATTACTAAAATCTCCCCCATTAGTATTAAGGTCTCCACCAAAAGCATGTTTCCATTTCCTAGCATTAAGAGCAAAGGTAGCCATCTTCCTTTGTTCAGGAGTACCATGCTCTTTATACCAAGTAGAAGATTTTCCTGTTCTCTCTTTTAATCTAGTAAATTTACCTCTATTTTCAGGTTTAATATGTATATTACCACCATCAGCAAAAGTATTACCAAAGGGTGACATTGTTCCTGTATATCTCATAGTTAGTGGTCCTCCATATGCTGCATAGTTAGCAAGAGCATTTAAGTCATTTTGTGTATCAACATTCTCAGCAGTAGCCCCAAAGTTAGCTATAGCTTGTTGGTTAGCTCTCTCTCTTTGCCTATTAAGCTCTGCTGTAAGATTCTTAGCCTTGTCACTAAACCAACCATCCTTACCAATATCAGACCTGTTTATATTACCTAACAGACCAAAGTTAGACTGGTCTAATAGGTCTGTCGTATTTGAGGCAGCAAACTGCATATTGCTCTGTTGTGTATTAGCAGCTTTGGCTTCTTGCACTGCCTGTTCATTTATTTGACTGCCAAAGGCTTTATTTACCAAGCCTCCAACTATATTAAGTCCAGCTCCAGCTATAGCACCCCAAGGGCCAGGAATAGCACTAGCTATGCTACCTAATCCTTGCATAGCATTGCCTACTCCAGAGGATAGTCCTCCTGAAATACCTTGACCTGCCATAGAACTAGCAGCACCTACAACACTATTAAGTGCTCCACTATTAAAGGCATTACCTAAGTTTTTTCCAAAACTTAAATTTTTATCCCAAACAGGGCCACCATTATAAAAATAGTTTGCTTTTCTTTTTTTCTTAGTCATAGTATACTTATTAATTTTTTGCAAAGATAATAAATCATTTTTGAATATGAAAGACTTATATGAAAAAAGTAGTGGTAGACAAATTAAATAACTTATCTACCACTACTACTCTTGTTTATTTAGATATAATAAGTAACTGCCAAATCATATAACCTTACTTCAGTGTCACTATTACCTACCATTGTAATTTTAGCCCAAGGATTTCTTACTCTGTCTCTACTATTAGTGTTTCTACCAATTTGCCATCTCCAAGTTCTAAACTTTTTCTTTAGAGAACTTGTAGTAGATATTGCTGTCTGGTATTCATTTGTAGTAACTAGAGAATTGAAAGGGTAACTATCAGCTTTCCAGTTAATGAAATGTTCTATGCCATTAGTCCTAAACTCTACAGTATCAAATATCTTATCAAGCTGGAACTCAGGATTAGCTATAACAGCAAGAGAGTATCCTTTATTTTCTCCAAAGAAAATACCATAGTCTTTTCCTCCCTGTAACTTCCAAATCTTATTTCCTTTTATCTGATAAGTATTACCTTCAACATTGAACATCCACTCTACCTTACCATAGTCATAGAATGAAGAGAATGCACCTAACCTTTCACTGAAAGCCAGTGAGTCTGTACTTGTTGTGAAGTAAATATCACTGTTGTTCCTGTCATAGAATGTTCTAATAGCACCATAGTCTTCAAGATTCCATGAATCTAAAGATACATTATTATTTATCCAAGAGTACATGTTCTTGGTATATGCAAGGTCTACTATGTTCTGTCCATTAAAGGATAAGATACCTTGATTTAGGTCATCTACAAAATACAACCCACTAGGTGTCTCTGCTATAGACCATTTATTTTGGCATCCATACTTGTCAGTCAGATATACTTTACCATCTACTTTACCACTATTAGCAATCTCAATAGGTACTCCATCTGAAGCATTTATCTGCACTCTAGGATTAAAGATGACTTTACTGATACCTGTATCTTGGAAAGCATATATGTCATTATTAAACCTTCTTAGTGCCTGAAGTCCACCCTTATCCCCATCCAAGTCCATTACATTAGCAGCATTGATATTAGTCCAAGAATCTATATCTTCTCCTAATGTCTTAGTTTTAGACCACATTATCTGATTTGGGAATCTAATAACAGATGTATCATCCTCTCTCAGATAAGCATAATTGAAGAAAGTATTCCTTTGGGAATATACCTTGTTGAACAAGTTGAAGTTAGTAGGAGAAACAGCCAAGTTATTTTTATTACCCCTATTTCTGTCATACCTACCATCTACATTTATCCTAGTTTCACAGCAAAAAGATACTATATCAACTATTCTATTGACATTATCATTAGCTAATGGATAAGTCTTTAAGTGGTCATATCTCCCCAAGAATGTATCTCCTTGATTTCCGTATAGTGTAACAGTACCACTATTAGTAAAATATACAATGTCCCCACAAGGACACCAAGTGTTATTAGCCTTAGCTTGTTCTGAAGTACCTCCAAACCTGTTGGTTACATTATCCCTGTATAATTCTCCTACTATAAAGTAATAAGCAGCGTCATCATTTGTATCATCAATTGTTCTATGTTGTAGATTAAAATTCAACAAATCAGATGTAGTTCTTATCTCCTTTTGATAAATACCTGTATACGAATTAACTTCATCTTTTGATAACCATGCTATTGGTAAATAGGCACCATCTTCATAGAATGGGTATCCTACTGTTTCATTGTCATAGTCACCATTTGATATATTTGGAAGTATTTCATATCTCCCTGCATATTCTCCCTTTTTGACCTTATCAAATGCAAATACTGCATGTCCCGTTGATTTATATTGTATTGGTATAGGGTCTGAACTATAAATATTTCTTTGGGATATAAAGCCTCCAAGGTCTCCTATCTTATCAACTTTCGTATACTTATAATTACTTTCTCTAGGATATTGTAAGTCTAATGGAACATCATTATATGGGTTAGTATTATAGTACCAATTTTGGACTCTTATTTTATGCTCATCATAATTTCCATCTCCTTCACAAGTGAGTATTTTATCTATATTTCCTCTATATATAATGCCAGTAGAAGTTCCCCACATATCCTTAGTATTTAGTACTTTTATGGCACTATTAGTATCTGTATCATTCCACAGTTCTACATTAGAAATATTCATATTATATTCTTCACCTAAGTATACAGAGGGTAAACATATCCTTAAAGAAGACATGACTTTAGTCTTTAGTAGAGACTTTCTATTTTCAGAGGAATCTGTTTTACCTTGATTGGATAAAGAACCATTTCTATGCCAAGGATATATTGGATAACTTGCTGCTCCCATTATACCATCTTTATTACCTGGGTAAGTCTCATTAGTACCAAGAGCTATGCCATCTATCCACATAGGGTAATTAATCAGAGAATATCCTGATATATGAGAAGGAGATGCACTAGGGGATTCTATATTATCATTATATAATCCACTATAATTAGGAACAAATGGATTTGTATAGGAAACATCTATATCTGATAATGTGGTCTTTACAGGAGCAAATCCAACTACTCTAAACTTTACTCCACTCAGTGATATATTCTGAATATCATCATTGAAAGAATCATCTAATTCTGGAGAGTGCAGAGTTACTACCCTTTTTTCAACCCCAAAGGCATTCTTAAAATTATCAGCAATATCTTCTCTAGTAGGCGTTCTTAAATAATAATCTGTTGCTTTTGGAGTATTCACAACCCCAAATATTTCAGAGTTAAAACATTCTGAGTCAGGTAATCCAATAACAGCATCTTTATATTTGTAATTTTCCTTAATAGATTTAGATACCATCCTATATTCCAAAGGTGCTCCTCTCTGTAAAAGAGACTCAGTACTTTTATCTGACATATAGGCTGTACCAAATTTATTGTATCTAGAATAAGATGGTCTAGCAAACCAAGAAGATTGCACATAAGGAGAGTTATCATTTCTATCTCCTAAGTTATATACTGTAGGACATACTATACCTTGGCATAATACATTTCTGTCATAGATAGTAGGATATACACATACTAATCTTGCTGCAATATATTCCTTTGTTATACCCTCAGGAATATAGACCTTTGCTTTCATAATTGGTCTTTGTCTTATACCATCGTTGTATGTATTAGGAACTACTCTAAGGGAATTTTCCTTGTCTCCTAAATATACTACTTCAGACCATACTCCTCTTTTTGAGAGGAACTGTACTCCAAATCTGTAGACTTCTCCTTTCTGAAAGAATGTAATATCCTTGCTACTTCTTAATAAATTGCTGTTAGTATTCCATTGAATATCTAGATAAGAGCTATCATCACTATTATCAGTGACATTCTCTAATATATATTCCAGAGTACTTTTGGCTTCCACCTTATCCTTATCTGTATCTTCTATAAAGGACTTCTCTGTGCTTATGTTACCAAGAAACAGAGTGCCATCCTTATGTGACAAAGTACCTGCTATTAACTCTGTGCCTCCAAGATATAATAATTCTGATGGGTCTACAGCAGTTCCTGTAGTCCCTGTATCATATATTACAGTTCCACTTATAGTTTTTTTACCTATGATTGGTTCTACACCCGATTCACCTAATGGATTATCACCATCTGCTATAGTCAATTGGTATTTCTTTTCTACTCTTTGGTCATTAGTAATAGTTGGCCATAGCATCTTTGCAGACTTATTGGCTGGTATAGTGTATGTTATACCTGTGCTTCTATCTGTTATATAGAAAGGCTCATTTGTATCAACATCTATTGGGCTACTACCTAGTTGTACTCTTGGGTTTACTATAGCACAATCATATTGCTGTGTTACTAAATCTGTACCTCTGTACACTTTAGACTCTTGCCCAAGTCTCAATATATTATCAATAAAACCTGAACTAATAGGGTCATTATCACCATACCTTAATAAGAAAGGATTGCTTACATTATTTGTCAATGAAAATGCAGAATACTCTTCATCATAACTTGACTCAGTTTTGAAATCTCCTATATATTCCACAGAGGGAGTAGCATCTATAGAGGTTCTCATTATTCTATAAATTCTACAATAATCAAAACTATTACTAAGATTTTTGATTACTAGCTTAAATGCAGATGCTGACTTCTGTGTACCATCAGGGTTTAACCCTCTACCATTATCAGAAGTATAATATAGTGCAGACTGATATATTGCAGGAGTTTCTTGACCATGCTTATTAAAGTAAGCAATTGCATATTGCACTACACCACCATCAAATACAGCATTAACTCCAGGTGCTATACTCACTTCCAATTGTATAGGAGAGACTTTGCTATCACCTACTATTTTGGGAATGAAATCAAATTGAGTATCATTTCCTTCGTTATAACTATTGCATATATTTATTAGTCTGGGCTGATTTTTACCATCTACCCAATATACTTTCTGAATCTCTTCATTCTCATATATGCCTATACTTTCTATAGGATGGCCAGTATCAAAGCCTAAATTTCCTCTATATAACTCAGACTCCTTCTGTAGTTTACCATCAATACTTGCTATCTTATAAATTGCATCTGGCTTATCTTCTCCTAAACCAGTTACAAATAGGATAGCATAGTTATTGATCACTTGAGTGCCAATAACAGTACCTTGTATTGTGAGTACTTCGGAATTGCTTTTCTCATTGACAAGACATAATGAGGTATTATCACCAGTAGTAACTACCCTCATGTTCCTAATGGTATATGCAGCATTAGCAGGAAATTGACTAACTGCCAAATCCTGCTGCATACTTTTAGGTATTATGGATACTTGCTTCTTTTGCATAGTTATTGTAGTTTAATATATTCTCTTCTTCCCAATTGTTTCATGCCTTTACTATGCTCATTATTTCTTTGCAATAACTGAGTCCACATATTACTGATGGACTCCATTTGGTCTATAGTAGGCATAGTTAAATCTCTTTGAGCTTGACCAACTGCCCAAGCATATTCTTGCTGAGTATTCTGTAATACTGCATTATTAATTTTACCTTGGTCAAAGAGAATAGTAAATACTTTTTTCTTAATATAAAGTTCTAATGCTTGTATAAAGCTACTATTTTCAGGTATCATAGGATAGCCCTCTTTATCAACTTTAATTGCATGATAAGCTATCTCTATAGTACTCTCTTTAATAGAAGTATAAATAATACTATTTTGTAACTTGTAGGTTAAATCCCAAGTATCTGAATCTCCTTTCTTAGGACTATGATGGAAACTATCTGTAGTATATCTAAATACTCTAGGACAATATTCTCCCTCCTTATAAGTTCTTACCTGTATCATATCATAGTAATCACAAGGTAAGCACCCTCTGTAATCCTTTATGTCAATCAAGGCTGTCTTTTCTTCAAACTCATTAGGCACTCCTACAATTTGTAAAAAGTGTACAGTATAATTTACTACCCTTTCAAAAGATAGGTCTTGCAGTAGAGGATGCTCTAACAAGTCATCTAATGCCTGTTTTATACTTATATAGTTAACCATATTCTTCTATCTCTTTGTTTTGGTTGTTTTGGTTGTCTTATCTGATTTATATAGTTTACATAATCAAAGAACCCAGGAGTATAATAAGACTCTTTCTGACTTTCAGTATTAAATGCTAATGGAAGAGTTTCAATGTTGTCTTGTATTACTGGATTACTTTCTATAATAGGTTGAACTGCTGGAGTTATATCTAAAGGGGTAGCTAAAGGAGTAGTCTCTTGTACAGGAACATAAGCCCCAAGCATAGACCTTTCTTTCTTTCTTCTATTAGCTAATCCTATATACTTCTTATCTCCAGAAGCCCACATAGTACCTTTAACATCTTCAATAGTTGCATTACCTTGTAGATACTTAGCTAATGTAGGAGCAGTTCTTGTCTTAAATCTTCCTGTTCCAACATTATAAGCAAAACTATATAATCCATCTAATTGCTCTTGACTTAGTTTCTCTAAAGCACCTTCAGGGAGTACTTGATTAAACATAGTATCCATTCTATCAAAAGGAACATTAGTTCTCATAGTAGAGCCTTCCCAAGTAGATATTTGTTTTCTAATATTGCTTGATGACCTATATCTAGTTGCTTTTTTACCTCCATCAGCAAATAAATTACCACCTAATGCTTTTTGATTTCCTTCATAACGATTTACATAATCATAATTAAAATCATCAAATCTTCCAGCTCTATCTCTATACATCCAACCTGTACCTAATTCATTTGGAATAAGTTCTGTATGATTACCATTTGGAGTAACTGTTATTTCAGGTAATTGATAAGCACCATCATACATAACTTTTGTTGCTCCTCTATTATAGTCTAAATCTGAACCTAAATAATCTAATACTCTATCTGTGTTTTCAGGTACAGCTTGTCTTGTAGACATATTAAATATTTTATCATTATTAAGCCAAGAATTAGCGCCTAAATCAGGATAAGTAGCATGATTTGGTGTTTTATAAATACCACTTCTACCTTCATCATCAAAATGACCATGCCCTCCTTTTTCAATAGACTCTAGTTGCCTATAAGCTCTATCTGGATCATCATTATAATACTTTTGATAATCATAATTATCTTGACTTAAATCTTGATTACCCCATGCTTTAGATAATCTAGTAGAAAAATCTTTATATGATTTTTTAAGTGGTCCTCCCCCTTTCCTAATCCTTTTCCAATTATGTGCGGCATTTCTATCAAAAATAGAAAAACTTTGTGGAAATTTTTCTAATGGATTACTATTAGGATATTCACCTACACTATAACCATGCGAAGATAAAAAGTCACTGACTTGCTTATTTACCCAAATATTATTATTATCAACATCCTCTATAGATAATGGGTATTTACTCCTAGCATTTACTTTTTTATCTATTCCAGCATTAACTATTTTTCTTAGGTCTTCTTTGAAAGCACTACTTTCATTTGGAAATATTAAATCTATAGCATCAACATTGTTATCTGTACCAAGACCAAATTTAAGTACTTTATATTTTCTAGTATATTTACCAGGAACACCTTGTACATCTGAGCCAGTTAAAGGAGTAAATTTCAGTTTCTTTAGAGATTTAGGAGAATATGCAGCTTTCAAGTATCTCTCTGTTAATGGGCTATCAATTTTTAATAAACTCATAGGGTCTCCTTTGCCAATAGGAGTAAACATATTATATCCATTACTACCCCTATCAAAAAATTCAAAACTAGGTCTTTTAACATACCCTTTATAAATAACATTTCCGAAATTAGAATTATAATCAGGATAGGGAGATACATGTAATCCTGCATCATTTTTAGTAGCTACATTAAAATTAGCTATATCAAATGGTTCAGGAGAATGATGATATACCTTCATATATCTTGGGTCTAGTTCATATCTTAAATCTGAATTTAGTAGTCTTTGCCCAAGAACTTTACCTCCCTTTAATATATAATTAAAGGCCGCATCCCCCAAAGCACTTTCAAAAGCATTGTTTATAGAAGATAAAGGATAACGTGCTCCAAAATTTAATTGTTGGTTTGCTATTACAGGATTATAATTAAAACTATTTTGATTCATTGTATATGGGGAACCCATAGCAGCATTTAGAGCCGCAACTTCAAAATAGTTTTGTTTATTTCTTTCGGCTTCTTCTTTAGAAACAGTAGGTCTATAACTATCATCATAAAATCCAGCTTGTGTTTTCTGCTGTAAGTTATCCTGTGCCATCTGTTTCCATACCTCAGCCATTTCTGGATGCTCTTTCTTGAACCTGTTTAACCAAGTTCTTTTACCTGTTACTGTGGCTTCTGATAAACCAGTTGCAGCATCACGGCCTACAATTTTACCATTATCATCTATTGCAAAACCTTCTCCTGTAGATTTGTCTACATGCAAACTAAGTTTAGGAAGAGTCTTATCAGAGCCTTTTAATTCTTCATTCCTAGTATCTCCTCCCATTGCAAATTTATTATATATCCCTCTAATAGTATCTAAATCAGTAATACCATTCTCAATTCCTAATTTTATATAGGAGGCTCTATCTTTCATGGATAAATCATTCCAACTCATATTATTTCTTATTTAGTAGGAAGGCATCTATCTTGCCATCCTTAATATTCTTTATAAGAGCCTTCTTTAATTCTCTATTAACCTTAAATTCATAGAAGACTTGATTATTATATTTTGCTAACTGTTTATTATAGTAGACCTTAAAGATTTCTTTTTCCTCCACTTTAACCAGTGTTTTTTCCTTATAGGCTTCCTCATCTTCATACCATAATTTAAGAGTTTTATCCCAGTCTATAGGTAAGTTAGTCTTGACCTTCTCACCATCAAAACTAACTCTCACATCGTATTTCCTTAGCTCTATTCTACCCATTCTATGTGGCAACTTAATATCATTACCTTGAAGAAAACTATCAGCTAAGTAATTATTGACTTTCCTTATAATGCTATAGAACTCATGTTCTGTAAGACATCTTCCTATATTAAGCCATCTATTCTTTCTTATCCACTTGTAAGCATCATATACTCCTAATGAGTTATTGACTTTAGACTTTCTTGTATTTTTCAGATGTAAAATTTTAGACCTAAATTCTTCATAGGCCATACTTTCATCAACTACCTTATTTTTGCTTTCTTCAAGGCCAATCATTATTCAAGTGCTTTTGCTAAATTAGACTTTGTATTAAGTTTAAGGAATGTAGCTAAGTCAGCTAAAGCATCATTAGCATCATTGCTATCATCTTTAGGTCTATATTCAGCACCCAATAACTCCTTAACCACAAATTCAATTAGGGGAGGCACTAATGCAGACTCTATAGGAAACTCTCTATCTAATATATCACATGTTGTATTACCACTCCCATCAGGACATTGTAACTCTGATGCAGCTTTAGGGTCTTCAAATATACCTGTCATTCTTACCTTTTCAAGATACAAGTATTGTGGATTGAAAGACTTAAAATATAGATAATTGTCTGGACCAATAGAAGCATAGATAATATTCTTCAGATATTTATTATATCCTACATACCTCATCCTTTCTCTACTTATATAAGCAATCTCTCCTTGATAATAATCAATTGGATATATCTTGGGATTGCCTATCTTCATTAGAAAAGGTATCTGTTCTTTACTTCTTAGATAAGAGCCTCCTTCACAGGGTTCACCTGATATAGCAGGTACTTCTACCAAATCTAAGCATATAGTTTGATAATTACTCTCAGGTATCTGCTTCTTTATATCTGAGTATTTCTGCTTCAAAAGGAGTGTTCTGTATTTCCCTAATAGGAATATTACGTGTTCTTCAGTATATGAAGCATCATCAGAATAAAGCTTCAATTCATCCAAACACATATATACTAATTCTTTATATGTCATAATTATATTAGTTATGATAAATAATTAAAGCACTGCAAATATAAATAAAATTTTTTATATTCGCAATGCTTTAATCCCCTTTATATATAGATTATAACTATTATATTTTTATCCTAATGTTTGAATCTTCAGTACTTCTAATAATAGAGTCCTCAGTAATCCTACACTTTATATACTCTAAGTAGTTAGAATTATAATGAAAAAGAGAATCATATGTAGCATATGATGGTAAGTCAATAAGGCAATTATTGCCCATTATACAATATAATGCGTTTGTTATTGACTTATAATCACTTTCTGTTATATAGAAAGAAAACTCACTTGTTAGCAATTCTTCTATAAATAAAAGAACTAATAACTTAGATACATCATCATAATTTTTATATCCTAACTTAGATAAAGCATTAAAGTATCTCTTTAGAGCCTCTTCTGCAATATTAGTTATATCATCCATAGCATCCACAATTTTTAGTAACAGAAGTATTTTTTATTTTAGAGAAATACTTTTTCCAATACTTTATAACTAGAGGGTAATTACCCGTCTTAATTCCTATTTCTATAGCCTTAAATCTAAGAATAGTATCTATAAATTCTTTTGGAATAGTACAACTTTTTTCTACTTCCCTTATATATGATAGCATACTATTATAAGCATCTTGTAAATTTATTACTGTTCCCATTATTTTACTGTTGTCAAATCCACAAGGAGTGTCAGCAGCAGGAGTGCCAGTAGCTATTACATAGATAAATAATATATCAGAATGACAATTTATATTGAGAGCATTAATAGGTAACTCAAGTCTTACTTGCTTTTTATTATCTGAGCTGTAAGTATAAATAGGAGAAGAACTTGGGCCATTAGCAACAAAAGTATCTTGATTATCTATAACAATACTACCAATAAATACATTATCATAATAATCTAGGCTATCTACAGCAGCATCAATTAAAAGGTATTTATTATCTTTTGAATACCTTAGCTCATTAAAGTGTAACATAGCTTATCCTTTTAATATTATAAATAAAATAAGGGAGACTTAATAGCCTCCCTTATAAATCTTGTTTATCCTTCAGAAGTATCAAGAGCAGCTATAGTTAAACCTGTTGCAGTATTAATAGCTGTTATAATTCTATTAGCAAGAGTATTGCTCACTTTATTCTTATCACCTACCTTTGGTACTACAAGAGTAATTGTCTTTTCAGACTTCTGAACTGATTCATTACTACCTACATAAGCATAGTGAATATCAATCACATTATACTTAACAGTTGGGTCTACAAGATAAGTAGTATCAATATTATTGGGCCAACCAATTTTTCTATATTGATCACCTCTCTCACCCATGCAGAAGTACTCAAGGTCTGCAATCTTCTTACCATTAGCAATAGTGCCAGCAGGCTCAGTATCTTCTACCTTACCCCAAACTCTCTCATCACCATCTACAGTAACAGTAGTAGGCTGTACTTCAAAATATACAGGAGTTTGCTCTATGACACCAAGTCTCCAAGGCTGCTCAACCTCAGTAATTCTGATACTATCAATATCAGTTACAAGGGCATCTGTTGCATAGTATGGGTTAGTAGCATCACTCTTACCATTATCCTTAGTAGTAGGAGTTACAACCATGTAACCATTAGAGTCAAATCCTCCCTTGCTCTTAGTAGCCTTACTATGTACTTCAATTTTAATCAGAGGTACTACCTCCCTACTGAAGTTCTTAGCAATTGATAATGCAAGAGCCTTATAGAACTCATTTGCATTCATGCCTGCATAAGCATGTACCATACCATACTTAAAGTATTGGTCCTCATCAGACATACCTACACACTGTCTGAATGCAATTCTAAGTATGTAATCCTGTCCAGCTACAGGAGCACCTGCATTTACTTCATTGTCAAGAGTTACTGTAACTGCCTTTAACTCGTGTGCCATAGAATCAGCATCAGTAGCCTTAGCATAAAGGATATTCTTGGTGTCAATTAGGTCACTTCTCATCAAGTTGTCAGCACCCTTGTATTCAAAATACAGATGATTCTTAGCTTTATCATTCTTTACTGCAATAGAACCAGCAGCATCAGATGCAAGTACATGAGAATTCTTTAATTCTTTTGCCACATAAAGCTGTCTTACTTGATTTGTACTAAATGTTGCCATTTTAATTTAATATTAAATTATACAATAGTTTTATTCTTTTCCTGTATTTGGAACCTTACTTATTATGGCAAGTTTTACTGCTCTCTCAAGTATAGCTCTATGTATTACAGGGTTTAATTCACATTCTGTTTTTGTACTTATATCATTGATTGACAGGTCATCTGCCAAATTAGTTAATATAATAGGAACAGGTCTTGAAAGGTATCTAACAAGATAACTTTCTACATTATATTTTGATACTATCTCTACTACCTTATTACTTAAATCAAGCCTTAAAGCTTTCCTTTCATTAGCACCTCTAAAGGGATTCTTCCCTATTCTATGGTACTCATCTTGAGTAATTGGTATTACAGAGATGTCTTCACCACTCATACATCCTAATCTATCATCTTTCAAATTAACTGATTCATAGGTTATGAACCATAAGTCATCAGGTAATTCAAAGAATACAGAGGATTTGGATAGTCCTGTATATCCTACTTTCTTGTCAGTAGTTGTGTAGGTCTTTATTAAATCACTCAAGTATCTCCTAATTTCCTCAGTCTTCTCAAATGAGTCTCCAAAAGGATTCTTACCATTATACAGGTCTATTATTATCTCTTCTTGAGCCTTAGTAAGAAATATTGATTTTTCATACTCATCAAAAGCTAAATTATTTTTATCATAACTATCACCAAAAGCATTATTATTAGCATAAGCATTAATCAATACATCAAACTCATTACTAAATTCTAAAGTAGTCATGATTATTATCTAGCTCTTTGTGTTTGTTGTGGGTCTACCCCCTGTCCTAGATTAGTAGAACTAATATTTCCTATTTGTATAGTAGAAGATAAATCTCCTGTATAAGCAGCCTTAGCTAATTCTACAGCTCTTTGTAAGATTTCAGAATGAATCTCTGCACTTAAAGCACAAGTTTGTTGTGTTTTCTGACCATTAATAGATAACCCTGCCTCAGTTAAATCTGTTAATATAATAGGAGTAGGATGAGCTAAGTATCTTAACTGATATTCTTTGAATATATTATTATACCCAAAAATTAAAACTAATGAAGTAGTATTATTGTCAGCCTCATTTTGAACTTTCCAAACTTGGTTTTTAGGAGGATTTTTGAAAGGCTTTGACATTACTCTTATATATTCAGTAGAAGTAAGAGGTACTATCTGCAACAATCTATCTTTATTAAAGACAGTATCATTGACTTTTACTTGGTCATTTATAGGAATAAATATATCAGTACCTTTAGCATAAGGAATTATAATATTGTTTTTATAATTCTCAGTAGTCCAATACGGAATAAATCTTACAAAATATTCAGTGTCCGAATCTAATTCAAAAGAATGTAGTAATGTTTTCTTAATCTTATTAGATAATCTACCATTCTTTTCTATAGTGTCTGAATCCAATACTTCATCAAAATTTGTATAGCTAGCATCTTCATTAGTACTTCCTATATACATACCTAAATATAAAACTTCAGTAACAATTCCATCTCCTGCATAATTAAAGGCAGATTCAACAACTTCTTTAGTAGTGATTTTTAAGAATAAAGTTCTTTTAGTGGTATCAAGATGATAATGTACATTATTTACATCTGCATCTCCTTTTGCATTTACATCCTGGTCTGATGTTTCAATAATCAATTTACCTAACTCTTTAATTTTCTTTAGGTATCCTATTAAGTAACGAGTTATACCATTAGCTAATTTATTTACCTCACTATCAGAAAGGTACTTATAAATATACTTTCTATATAAAGTACTAAAGTCAACATTTCTCTTCAAAGAGCTATCGAATCCTTCAAAATCTTTATTACCTTTAGGAGTAAAATATCTTTTAACTATATCATCCTGTGCCCTAGTAAGAAAAACACTTTTTTCATACTCATCTAACCCAGGAGCTTGATTTGACATTACATTATTATATAGTATGTCAAACTCATTTGAAAATTCTTCACAAGTCATATTACTTCAATTTAGCTTCCAAAGCAAACTTAACTTCTTGATGCTTAGGAGAGTTTAAATATTTAGCTGCTACATTCAATGTAGGCTCTTCATTAGCCTCACAAAGTGGAGTATTGTCCTTTCTCAAGTATAGATAATTACCTCTATTAGAAATAAGACCTGCTTCTATAGCTTTCTTAATAAGAACCTTTGTAGAAAGCATTGGGTCAGTAATAACCTTCAAGAATATCTTACTATCAGCCTGTATTAAGCTATTAACCTTAGTTTGTAAGAACTCAAGTTTAGCATTCTGTGATGTTGGTCTACCATCAATAGTCTCAATAATAACTCTTAGTAGATCAATATTATCTTCAATCTTACCAAACTCCTTATAGCACATCATTGTAGTGCTCATGTTGTTCTTGGCAACCTTAGTCTCTTCACCTTCAGAAATAATAACAAACTGATAAGTAGCCTTAGGAGTATCTTGCAATGCTTGCAGTGAAGGAGCAATATAATCTTTGTTAGCTAATAGTATCTTGTATCTGATGTAATCCTCTGGGTCAGATAGATTGAAATAGTTATCCTGCTTTGTCAATCTTACCTTATTAATACCATTCTCATTGGAATCATCCCAGAAGTTATCTACCTTCTTATAGATACTTAGTGCATTATATTCAAGGCCCATTATTTCCTCAAGAAATGCTTTTTCCTTGTCTGTAAGGACATTAACAAACATACCTGAAGATAGTCTTGGTACTACAAATGTTCTAACTGCACCTTCTGCCATACCTCCTGACAATACATGCTTAGGGTTATTACCCCACATACCTGTCAGCTTAGGTACATGTCTTACAATAACTCTCTCATTTCTCAGACAACTAACTAAGGCATCATCAGATACCTCTACTTTCTTTTGTGTCTCCTTAGGTCTTTTTACAATAGCCTCTTCTTTTGGTACTTCCTGTAGTGGAGTCTCTGTATTGTCTATATCAAAGTCAGGTACAGTATAGTCCACCTTCTCTTCCATTTTCTTTTCTGCCATATCTTCTCTTTAACTTATTGAAATAAAATAAGGGGAGTAGGGGCTTGTCCTACTCCCCTTTTATCATCAGCCCTGTAGAATTGCAGGGATTAGTGACATAGTTCTTGTTGGGTCAAGAACACAGATACCAAGAGTAGACATTCTGTGAATTACAGCAGAATCCTCATCAAATGACATGTAAGGATTACCCTTTTGACCTGTGAATGGGTTTCTTAGACCCCATTGATAACCTCTGTATTCATTATCACCCTTAATCTTACACTTAAAGATATTAGGTTGGTCCATAGTACCAATGTACATAATATCATATCTGTAAGAGAATGCAACACCTCCATTTGGATGGAGTATCTTGTTTCTTACTGGGTCATCATAGAATGGGTCTACATCAATCTTAACTCTAACACCATTAGGAGCCTTGTACTCAACAAATTGGAAACCAGCACTCAATGAGTTTTGGTGCAACTTAGATTGAGTCTTTTGAATAACACCAATAGAGCTGTTATCAAGAACAAACTGTGTCCAACCTGATACTGTCTTTAGTACTTCCTTATGGAATTGGATAGCACCTCTTTCACCAGTCTTAATCAAGAAGTATCTGTCTCCAAAGTCCAACTTAGAAGCAGAAAGCTCATATAGAGCATCTTCAAGAAGCTTCAAACTAAATGTGTTGTAATACATAGTATTAGCAACTTCCATTTGCTCAAATAGACCAGCACCTGTCTTAATAACATTACCAGACTTACCAAAGTTCATGTACTCACCATTGGCATTTCTGTTGCTTCTACCAAATGCAAGTGCATTGTTCTTGTACTCAGAGAATTGCTGCTCTACTTCCCAGTCTACATTGTGCATCCACATTGTAGCAACTGACTTAGTATATCTACCCTCAGTTTCCTTAACAATAGGAATACCTACAGCCAGCTTCTTATTCAACATAGAGCCTGGAACCTTGTGTTGGATTCTTATTACAGACCACTCATTTCTCATAGAAACAGGGCTTGTAAATCTTACATCACCAACCTTTCTTGAAAGTTCCTTCTCAACAAATGCAGCTTCAACTGAGAATCTCTCACCTGCAAGCAGTCTCTCAGGTGGAACACCTGCTGTATTACCACCAGCAAGCTCTACCTTATACACTGCATTAGTACCCTCCATTCTTGGGTCTCCAAGTATTCTGAACTGATAGATTTCATTCAGATTACCTACAATGTACTCACCATCAGCAAACCAATCCTCTGGGAATACAAGATAGAAAGGAGCAGTACCTACTCCAACCATAGTACTAGCTTCTGTAACAACATTGCCATCTTCATCCCTTGCTTCTACAAGAGGAATATTTCTTCTTGAAGAACCAATAACATCCCAATAATACTCATTATCATCTTCAAACTCTTTTGTTGGGAATTGATTTAGGAATGTGTCAAGTGTCTTTCCTCTGTAATAAGCCAACAATTGCACCATTAGGTTTGTAGCCTTCTGTGGAGCTAACTGAAAGATAGAACCAAGGTGGTTTTCCTTAGTAAGACCCTTCCAGTGCTGGAAGCCTACCATTTGAAACTTACCTAATTTTCCAGCCATAAAAATTTAATTTATTAGTTATTGTACTCTATATTATAGGCTTAGACATCAAGATTCCAACCCTTTCCTATAAAGGATTCAGGGTCCTCGTCAACTCCACTTACAAACTTTAGATTACCATCTGAGGTTCTTGCTGTGTTGTTGAGAGTATGTTCTAGTTCTCTAAGACCTTTCTTTACCTCTTTTTTTACTTTACCTTTCACCAAACCATCAAGGTTCTTAAAGCCATCAGTTAGTGTGAAAAGTAACCCAATGTTCTTTAGGAAGTCTGTCCTATTCTCCATCTCATACTTTTGGATAGCAGTAAAGTACTCTCCTGTCTCTGGGTCTTTATATACAGGCTTAGCTATATTATCATAAATCCTCTGTCTTGTTGATTTATCTACTGATAAATCTCCAAACACATCCTTGTCATTAAGGATTGAGGACTTAAGTTTTTCAGCCTGTTCTTTTCTTTCTTTCTCTTCCTGTTCTGCTTCTGACTTAGCATCATTAACAAGCTCATCATACTTATCTCTGAAGAAGTCAATATTACTTTTCAAAGCCTCTTTTGCATCATCAATATCAGTACCAGCATTGAAAGACTTCTGTACTTCTCTTGCAGCCCTTTCCTTACTGTAACCTCTATTGATAAAGTCTTGATAAATTAGGTTTTTTCTAAGGTTTTCCCCCTTATCACTTTCATCAGAGATGCTTTCATTATTAACAGAGTCTAAGAAGTTTATAGTATTCTCATATCTTCTAATCTCTGTAGGCTCAACCCCAACATTCAAGGCTTCATTAATTCTTTTCTGTCTTTCATCAAGACCTGCCTTTATCTGTTGGTCAATCAAATCTCTAAAGTCTTCAGGGTCTTTAACCTTAGATAAACCCTCATCATCAAGGTCTGGGAAGATACCTTCCTCTTTCAAGGCTTTGGCAATGGAAGAGTAGAAGTTTTTGGGAGAAGTGCCATTCCCTTTAGGAGTGGTATCTTCCTTTTCCTCTGTATTTTCTTTTCCACTACCTACGCTCTCTGGTGTATCAGTAAACAAGTTATCTACATCAACAACCTCAGTAGTTTCTTCTTTATCCTTACTTGGCTCCTCCTCTTTCTTGGGAGGTTCCCCATTTGCAGGTGGGGTGTCCTGTGTTTCACCATCTTCTACAAACAGATTCTCAATCTCCTCTGCTCCTAAGATGTTATCTAAGCTAAGTTCTTCTTCCATATTCTTCTACCTTTTTATTCTTAAAACTGTGCAAAGGTAAGCAAAGTTTTACACACTTACAATATAGTAAATAAATTATTTATTCTTAGCATATAAAATACCTTAGATATAGGTAAAAAGAAAGGGTAAGATTATCTCTTACCCTCATTTTGTTAGTACTTTCCAAGATATTCTACTACCTTGTTTTCAGCTTTACAATCTGCATCCTTAAACCAGAATACAATAGCAGATTCAACTATTTTCTGTTCTATACCATCACCAAACCAGTTCTTAAACAGTTCTGCATAGTCATGGTACTGAGAGTTGATTGCAACATATACATCAGCAACTGTAGCAGATGTGGGAAGTATTCCCCTATATCTTTCACAAATTTCCTTTGCTTTGTACATATCAAACTTCTCACCACTATACTTTCTGCCATTCTCAGTATGATACATATCAGCTACAAGATACTTAGCTTCAGATTCAGTAAAGTGTTCACTCTCTGAACCTCTCATTGAGTTCCTCATGTATCTCATCATCCTATCCATATCACCACTTCTCATGCCAGACTCATTGAATCTATCACCTCTTGAATCAAACATATCCATGGACTCATCAGGTCTATTATGTCCTCTCATATAGAAGTCATCCATAGGCATAAAGTCTCCTTCCCTGCCATGTCTCATTGAACTTCTCCTATATTTATCCATAAAATCCTTGAATTTATCCATGAACTCATGCTCATTCATACCACCCATACCTTTCTTCTTTAGGTACTCATACATCATAAGTTCATCCATATTCTTAGTCTTTAGTGATTAACATTTCCTTGAAAGTCTCTAAATCTGTCATATTCAATACCAGCCTTTTGTTAGTTAATGGAAGATTGAATTTAATCTCTCCTCCACCAATCTCTATGTCTCCAACAAATGAGGTCTTGAAGGTGAACGGGTTAGTAGTCATCAGATTCTCCATCATTTCAGCGAGGATATTCTCAATGTCTATATTACCATCCTTATCAGCTATAAGGTCTAAAGCCTTACTTACCTTACTGAAGTTCTTATCCAATGCTCTTGTAATAAGAGGTTTCATAAAACCAATCATAGGATTAGTCTTAGCCATAGATTCCAACTGAAGTGAGATATAAGACTTCAGATTATCAGTCAATTGCATAATAGTCACCATAATTACATACTTGCTTTAATAAATTCTTCATAAGTCACTTCAGGCTTTAACTTAGTAATATGTTGCTAAAAGAGCAAAAAAAAAGCAGCCTTATTTGGCTGCTCTATCATGTTTATAGAATACACTTACTATCTTGTCATATATGTAGGTTATAAGGTAAGCATCTACTTCATCATTATCTTCTTGGGGAGTATATCCTATATATCTCCATATAGAGTTCTTTATGTGCTCAGCTTCATGGATAATGCTATTTCCCCTCTCAGAATTGATAGCTACAAGAGATGCTCCATATTGATTTATGGTTACAGCTTTGGCTTCCTGCTCCATTTCTTCTTTGGGCAAGAATCTCCCTAACTCCTCCCACTTGTCAAATATGACTACAGTGAGTTTATAATTAAATATAGGTATTATCATCTTCTTTTGGGTTATCATATTTTCTCCTCCTAAGTATTATATTATAAGTTCTCAATAGGCATATTACTAAGTAAGAGAGTGCTTCTTGCTGTGCAAGAGAGTGCTATTTCTACACTTCTTGACAAACTCGTCTAACTCTTTCTTAGACCAACTTAATTCTTTGAAGCCTATCTCATGCTTACCTCTTGGTAACTTTCCTTCTCTGACATAGTTATCAAAAGTTGCTCTACTGACATTCAAATATTCACAAGCTGCATACTTGCTTAATCTCTTCTCCTTATCAGTAAACCTCTTCAAACTATCTACTATTTCAAGGGCTTCTCCCTCAGTTATATTTGAATTACCTGCATCAATATCATCTACTATCTTTAACAGTAGGTTTCTTATGACTTTTAACATATAAGTATAATATTATAAACAATGAGATACCTGCTATTATCATTTGCAGGCATAAGTAGTTCAGATTGCTTAGAGGCAGTATATAGTAATAATCATAAATATTAATCATCCAAGTTACTACTATATAATGTAAGAACATTCTGTGATACTCACAGAATCTAAACATGTATGAAGCTAAATATAGAAATACTAATGGAATTACAGAAATCCCTCCTATATAGCTTAATACACAAACATCCAAATTGAAATAAGACAGGATTGAATTACATAGACAGCATAATGCCAACAACATTGGAATTATCTTGAGTAATACCAATCCTGCCTTATACAATGCTCTACTTTTTAAGCTTGCCTCCACAACTATATCTCCTATGAGTCTTAGTAACTCCTGCTTTAGGAGTCATAGGCTTTGCTCTGCCAGTTCTTCTTGCCATGATTATAAAATTTTAATTGTTATTTTTTCACCTTTATCATGCCTCTCTTTAAGGAGCTTATATAACTCTTTGAAAGTTTCTCTGCTGTTTATTACTTGACCCTTAACTTTATTGACACCTACTAACAGGCATCCTGCTGAGTCTTTATCAGTATTACCAGCATGAATAAGTATGCCTTCAAATCCTTTTACATTAAGTAGCCTTGGCACTTTACCATTACATACCTGCTTGTAGAAACTACTAGTGCAGTACTTAGGAGAAATTACATCTAAAGTAATCTCATAAGTACCTCTTGGTATAGCTGTAATTGAGGGCTTCTTCAGCTCCCTAATCTTAGCTATGCTCATAGAACTGTCAAGCCCTCTATCAGCATCTTCAAGCACATTACAGAACCATTTTCCATCAATAGTAAGATTACTTATTGTATAGGTCGGTTTCTTATATTTTCTATCTATGACTATTTTCATATCTAAGATTCTATAATATTAGCAGTAATCGAAGCTCCTATTTCAAAGTGAGGTAATGGAATAAGGAACTTTGTGTCATAACTAACTTTTGCAAAAGTTGAAAACACTTTATTATCATAACATATTGTAAAATTAATGGTAAAAGTCTCTGATTTAGAAAGAGCAGTCTTTTCTATAAGTCCCCTAATTACAGTAGCTTTTCCACTCTGAATAATATTAAGATTAGCTACTAATGGCCTATCTATTTCAATATTTACTTTTCTAGTTCCTATGGAATCAGTTAAGTTGACTAGTAATTGCTGACCACTATTCTTTATAAAAGTTATAGGAACTAAGTCTACTGATTTATTTAGCAATAGAATCTCATCATTCCTAACTAAATTGGGGTCTCCCTCTACAATTCTTCTTTTCCCTATTGTCTTTACTATTCTTTTCATTTATTTAATCCTCTAAATTTTTATTTATTCTGTGCATACAAGTTAAATCTGTACATATTGTACTAAGCATTGCTGTAACTTGTCTACGAAGATCTGAAACTTCTTTTTCTAATTGTTTGTTTCTATCCAAAACATCTTCTAATCTTCTTTTGTTATCTTCACTTAATTCTTTATAAAAATTAAGTGATTCTTTCATATTATCTAACAATGCTCCATCAACTTCTGCATTATATTTCTTTTTAGTAAAAAACCAAGTAGTCCAACTTGAAATTATGCTTGTCAATATTCCAACACCTCCAGTGATTAGTAAACTAAAATCAATCATTTTTTCTTAATTTATGAATTACAAACCCTAAAATAAGAAAAGTCCATAATCCCCCTAACCACATTAGTAGTTTTTGCCACTTATAAATATGATTTACTTCTACTTTCTTTTCTATTGTGGTAGACACTATCTTAGGAATAGTGTCTACTTTTAATATAGTATCTACTTTATTTATATATTTATATTTTGTATAATATTTAGTAATAAGTAGAGTATCACCCTTTTGCCATCTATCTATACTATCTTTAATATATACACTATCTATTTTGGTGTTATGTATATACTCTTTCTTTATAACTTCTACAGGAACTTCTACAATCTTTGTAGTAGTCTTACAAGCTGAAAGCATTAAGATAGATATTATTATGTATATTAAGTTTTTCACGTTACAAAAATACACAAAAATTTCATTTTATCAAAGTCACTTTTAACTCAAAAGTGCTAATGGAGTCTCTCCAAATCAATAAGATAGGAGAGACTCCTTAGCATAGTTTTATTTTAACTTATGAAATATGACTAACTAAATATTTCATACATTGATCATATTCTTCAATATATGTTTGTTTTTCTTCTTTAGTTACTTGTATTTCATTCATAGCTTTAAGATACTCAACAAATTGACCTAAACCAAATATTGTTTTATAAGGTTCTGGCTTATCTTTGAACCATTCAATTAATTCAGCACAACATAAAGCACAGAATAAATTATGTTTCCATCTAGAAGAATCATGGCAAAGAGAGCCATTTCTTTGTAAGTAGTTATAACCAGCTTCATTTACATAAGCTACTTTATTTGCATTATAAAGAAGCTTCATTATAACAGGAGTATCTTCAACATATCTTCTATCACAATATTCAACTGTATCATACATAGTACTTCTTACAATCTTATTGTTCAAGAAAACCACTTTACCATCATTATAATCAGCAAACTTTTGAAATCCTTCACTTACAATTGTACCAAAAGTGTTAGTTTCAAGCTTATCAGTATCTTCATAGCAATAAGTAATTCCTCCTCCTACTATATCTGCATCAGTTTCTTTTTGTCTATCAACAAGATGTTCAATATAATCTTTATTAAGCCAATCATCAGCATCAAGTAACATTATAAAATCACCAGTAGAAGCTTTAATACCATCTCTCCTTGATAATCCTGCACCAACATTTTCTTTATGTTGTACAAGATTAATAGGGAATGCTAAATCAGATTTCTGTAAACCTTTAATGAATTTAAGTGTATTATCTGTTGAACAATCTTCTACTACAACAATTTCAATATTCTTATATGTTTGGTTTAATACTGAATTAATTGCTTTTTTAATATACTTCTCTACATTATATGCTGTAATTACAACACTTACTTTAATATTCTTCTCTTCCATTATATTTTAATTTACTTATTGTTTTATTGTGCTTTAAGTACGTCATTAATTAAGGATCCTATGTATACTTTTAATGCATAGTCATCCATTAAAGAATTTACTAATCCAGTATAATCAAGGGATATTCCATCACCCCTATTTACTAAAAACTTTTTATTTATATTTGCAGATGAAGAAAGAACGACATATAAACCACCCCCAGAAATATCTAAACCAGATCCACTGTAATTGCTGCTAGCCGACCCTGAATTATGGCCAGTAGCTAAGCATAAACATATTCTATCATCCTCAATTTTAAGGCCAGTACTAACTTGAATAGTTACACTGCTTAGTGGATAAACATCATTGATGACCGATTGATAAGTGACTACATTTGTTACTGGGTCAGTAGATATATATAGAGTTATGTTTCCACCAGATGATAGTCTTAAAGCTAGTTTTGCATCATCATCTATATACAAACCATTATCAGTACTTACCATAAACTCAAATTCTGACAATGGCATTTTATTTTCAGTTCTCCAGCTAACGATTGAGTCACTTTCTCTGCTCTGTATAGCATATGTTCCAATTTGCAGAGTACCACCTAATGAATCCCAATTTAACTCAGTGTTTTCGTGTCCACCAATGTAAACAAAGTTAGTATATGCAGGATAGCAGATATCATTAAGTGTAATTTCAGATTCTACATTATACACATCACCTACTTCTACAGAAGGAGGTATTTTTGCTAAAAGCATCTCTTTTCTTGCAAGAGAACCTTTATATTTGAAAATTTTAGTTGTGTCTGAAATTGCATCTAATTTACTAATATCGTTTTTACTAATTCCTTGAATTGTATTACCATTTATAATAAGTACATTTCTATCATCGTTTGTAACTTTAGTAACATTTTCTAATGCTTTTTGCTCATTTGGATTATTATTCTGAGCTAAATAAAATTTAGCTTGGTTGCCTTCTTTTACACTATCTGCTAATGAGTCTTTTAAGTTTTTACTTGCTACTACTCTAAATTGTTTTCCTACAATATTTCCCATGTTATTCTGCTGTTAATTGATTTATTAATTGTTGTACTTTCTTTTCTAATTCTTCTACACGTTTCTCTAAACCTTTTATATATGGAGTAAAATCATATAAATCTACCCATAAATCTTCATTACTAAATTGTGATAAATCATCCCTAAATTGATATATTCTCCAATTATTTTCATTGTCTGAAAAAGTAATAACTAAACCTTCTTTTCTCTGTATAACAGGTACTGTTTGAATAGCTTCTACTAAAGTAATATTACTCTTATTATAGGTATCAGTGATATTAATAAAAGATTCTTTTTTCCATAAAGATATTTGGTCTAGAAACTCTCTAACATTAATTTGTTTATTCTCACCATCTTGAATTATAGCCAGAGTATCATCAACTTTAACACCGTTGGTTTCAGGAAATTCACTGTCCTTAATGCCTCTGGCAAGTAATCCTTGGTATATTTTGTCTATATCCTCTCTAGTAAAAAACATAATATTACAATTGTATTAAACCACAACTCCTAAACTGGTCTAATAATGTATTAACTACTCCTACTACTTGTGCAGTAGTAGCACTTTCAGCAAGATTAGCTATATTAAGAAGTAGCATTTAAGGGAGTCCATCCTTTATTTCCATATACTTTTAGCTCACCATTATTAAGCCATAGGTTTTGAATATTAGGAGCTTTATTATCTTCTATAATATCTCTAAATCTTCTCATTTACCTGATTTTTGAGTTGTTTTATTTATCTGCTTTTCTTTAAGTCTTGCATCAGACTTTGCCTTATCCTTATCAAACTCTAGCCTTTCTCTATCAAGTTTAAGTCTTTCATCAAATTGTCTCATTGACTCTAGTAGCTTATCCTTAGCTTCTTGTGAGTACTCAGGTTCTACTATACCATCATCTTCATTTTGTTTAGCATAGGCATTCATTTGTGCAATAAGAATCTTAGTCTCATTATCTCTTTGATTAAGAGTATCTTCTTGCTGCATCTTAGCTTGCTCCATCTGAGTCTTCTGTTCTATCTCTTGTTGCTGTACCTGCAATTGCTGTTGCTGAGCTTGAGCCTGTCTTTCTTGAATATTTTTTTCATCCTTTTCAACAAGTCTTTGCTTCTCAGCAAGTGAAGATGAACTAAATAACTTCATAATAGTTGAGAATGATAGAGATTGATTCTGTAGAGCTGCTTGAGCTAAAGTATCTAGCTTTTGGTTAAGTTCTTGGACACCATTACTGCTATCTACTACAAGACCATAATCAGCCTCTGCAAATTCATCACCATCTATATCCATAACTCTCATTGAATTATCAGACAAAATATATTGAAACTTCAGGCTTCTGCCTCTTAATGCTATCTTAGCAGTCTCAAGTAAACACTCTAATGCCCTCTTTTTAACATCTTCATGTACTACAAATAACCACTCTGTAATATGAGAAGACTGCATCATACTCCTCTCTACTCCACCTACTGTCTCTCTATTACTTACTTGACCTTCTCTCTGTTTGGTAATACCAGCAACTTCTGACATTTCCATCTTGATAAACTCAAGAAGATTAATGTATTGCTGTATCTGATTACCATCAGAAGCTGCAATTACACCAGTGGAAGCATTGTTTAATGCACCTGCAAGTTTACCTGTAGCTGCACCTACATTACCTTCATTGAAGCTGTCTTCTACTGCAAGACCCATAGTCTTTGCATAGTATAACCATTTTTCTACATCCCATCCCTTAGGTTTCTTGGCAACATCTAATCTCACCAATGAACCCCAATTTCTTGCTATCAGCTTGTTTAGCCTATCATGTATTGCATCATACAAATAGTTATATGGCTTCATCATATCCACCAAGCTGAATGGTCTATTGTCATTAAGGTTGTAAATAGAGCCTATAATTCCAAAGTGACATCTTGAAGGGTTACTCAGTCTGTTATATTGAACTACTCTTGGTCTCATATTGACATAAATATCAGTACCAATCTTAGTTCCTTCCCATGCTTCATTGATGTAGAATATCTGTTCCTCTTCTCCAGCATCCTTATTTATTACATAAGTCTCTGGGTAGAAGTTAAATACTTCTTCACCTGTTTGAGGGTCATAACTTCTTACCTTCTTAATCTTTCTCCTTGACTTCCAATATACTCTAAGTACTCTCAAGTTTCCTGCAACATCATAAGGTAGAAGTGAGTTATTAACTCCATCATATCCTCCTAATGGGTCCCAAAAGAGTCCATCTGTACTTATTTCATCTCCTATCATGTGGTTATTGACAAAGCCATATCTTTCATCTATGTTATCCATAGAGTCTGTAGCAGCTTGACCTACATGGTCAGGCATCTTCTCTATGTACTCCATGTCTTTCTTTGTCAATACATCATAATAGGTATCAATAACCTTGCCTGGACTCCAATAATCTTCAAGGATTATCATATCTGCATCCTCAATCTTATTGCTATATCCTGACTTAAAGATTCTTACCTTGAGTGGATTTAGTCTCTCAATAGTAGGCTCACCTCCTACAATATCACATTGATAAATCTCTTCACCAACTGCCATTGCATCCATGAAGCCTTGGTTGAATATTAAAGGAATATTCAACTCCTTTACATAGTGGTTAAGGAGGGCATTAGCCCTAATTTCCCTCATGTCCTGCCACTCATAACTGTAATAGTCATTTATCTTTTCAAGCTCCTGATTGGCCTCTTCCTCTGACTGAGAAGTATTAGATACCCACTCTTGTAGCTTCTGTAGTAATTCTTGCTTCTTGTTATTCTCTATCTCTGTAATAGCATTAGGGTTAGTAACTACTACTTTGAAGTCAAAGATTCTTTTACTTTCCTCACCTCTAAGCACATTCAACTTACTATTCATAATAGGATAGTGTTGAATCCTATCAGGTATGAAACCTGCCTGTAACTTTTCAGGATTCAGTATCATCTCAAGGTCACTCATGTGGAGTTTACCATTGAGCAAGTCATAGTTAATTTTCTTATGTATTACAGATTTTCTAACTAAGCTATAATTGAAGAAGGTCTTACTGTCTGCCCAATCCAAGTGCTTCTTCCTCCAAGCTTTATTTTTCTTACTGAAGGGAAGTTGCTGTGGAGGCAAGTTTATCATCTCATATCCCATATACTTCAATTTAATTACTATGCAAAGGTAAGTAAAATCCTTGACCTATGCAAGTATATAAGTAATTTATTAGTCATTAGCTTTCATTTTTACTAAATTTACTGCTTGAACCTAAAGTCATAATTTCTCTCGAAGAATGGGTCATTACCACCATAATTATTATTAGCCCTCTCCTGCTTTTCCTTACTAACATCCCCTTGGTATCTTATCATCCTATCCTCTCTTAAAAGCATTAACATTCCCATAGCAGATATTCTATCAAAGTTGCCCTCAGAGTTGTAATTAATAAGTTCTTTCAATAGTGCCCTGTTCCTTACAGTAAAAAGTCTTGGAACCATTACTTCTTTCTCTTCTCCATCAATAGTCTGCATAATAGGAACTGGAGCCAATAGCCAGCTTCTCAATCTACTCCTTGCATAAGCATTAATGGCAGGAGAGGCATTAGTACCTTTTGACTTGTTACCATAGCCATCCTTCATCATCTGCTTTTCCTTTAAGAAATCAAGAACATCTGTAAGAAGATAAAGGCTATTTCTTGTCGAAAAGTGAGAGAATAAGCCTTTCTTATTATACTCATAATTCAACATACCATTGTAGAATAGACAAAGTTTTCTACAAATCTCATAGTAATCATCAGCAAAAGATGGTCTTCCAGTGTATTCAGCCACTATCCTATCTGTCCATAGGTCTAATACAAATATAGAACCTAAAGACATAGTATTTGATTCATCATCATCATAAGGGTCAGCACCTAATATATACCTGTCATTATATGGCTTACCTGTATTCTTATCAATCTCAGGCATTTGGTATATCTCAATAGCACCCTCTATCTTATTATCCTTATGAGGAAAGTCCCTAATAGGCATGGCAGAGGTAGGTTTGTACTCTACTTGACCATCTTTACTGAACACCAAGTCACCTACATATACATCATCATACTCTGTAGGGTTAGCATCTAGTTGACCTAATCTTTCAGTTAAGTCAGCTACAGGGAACATATTTACACCTGTCTTAACAATAGCCTCAGCAGGAGTAATAGGAACCTCAGCAATGGTCTTAATGATAGTATTAGGGTCAGTAGAATTGTACTTTACTCTGTACCTATTCATAAGAATCTCAATAAGAGCCTTAATCACATCAGATACACCATTCTCATTATAGCATCCCTTTCTATTTACATAGCCAGGAAAGAAGAATACAAAGTAAGGTTTACCCTGGTTGTACTTATCATATACATTAGGTAAAGCATACATATTATAACCTTTTGGGTTATACATAATTTCTTGAGCACCAGCAAAGTCTGATTCATTATCACCAGCAGTACCTAACATATAGATTTGACCAAAGACAATATCACCTTCTTGTACTGAAGGTAACAATACATTATACAGGTCTACAAGTCTTGGGAATGTACCAAACTCCTCAATAAGAATCTTGGCAGCTCTTTTACCTCTCAATTTAGACTCATCATCCTTAGATGATACTCCAAGTACTGTATTTTGAGTGCCTCTTTCAATATCAAGGTCTACATCCTTGTACCCCATTATCCATGTCATTTCCTGCAAAGAGTTCTTTAATCTCTTTCTTGGAAACTGGGTATTGGTTGCACAGAAATTAGCCATGTCCACAAACTTATTTAATACACCATCCTTTGTAAGATACTCCTTCTGATAAGCAGTTACTATACCCTTTACCTTCTCATGTGCTTCCTCATTTTCACCTACTACAAAGATGTGGTTAAGTATGGATGCAAGACTATATGACTTACCTTTACCTCTGGAGGCAAGCTCAGCCATGTGCTGACCTCCATCAAAGTTATTGTATAAACCACCATTTGATGCTTGGTCTAAGCAATGGAATCTCCAATAGATTCCCTCCCAACATTCAGGAAGTGCTTCTATTCTATCAGCTCTTTTAGACTTTCTCTTTTTACCATTCTTATCCCTATATTCTCTAATCTTGGAGAGCATCATAGGAGAATAATTAAGGAACCAGTACATATAACCTGTAACCCATTCTCCATCACTTTCCCTCACATAACCATCCCAGATTCTTCTCCTTTCTTCTCTTATCCATTTACCATACTCACTATTAGGATTGGCATTAGGTCTAAGGTTAGTAAATGTACCATACTTCTCATAATGTATAGCAGATGGTCTGAAATAGTCCATATCCTCTAATATATGAGGATTAGCCAAGTCCACAATGATTCTACCTCTATCATCTCTTGGTCTATCCTTGGCATGTTCTCTTGTAGGACTTATCAATCTCTTGACAAACTCTACATTATTTATAATATCAAATAACTGGTCCTGAACCTCCTGAGGAAGGCTATTAACCAATTCCTCAGTCAGCTCAGTCTGATATTCATTCATTGGTATTCTCTGAAATTCCATCCTGTATATTCTCCATTTATAACTGCTTCATAAAAATCAGAGCCTATCCAATTAAATATAAGATGGCATAATTCAGTGTTTATGTACTGTTGCATAGACTCCTCTTGCCCTTCTAGTACTTTAGCAGAATGGCTAAGTGAAATAACTATATACCTATCCTTTCCTTTAACAAACCATAGGATAGCCTTATATGTTTTATAGGCTTTGAAAGTAGGATGAGGCTCTACTACTCTTTGCAATATTAGATGTCCTTTAGATGAAATATTTCTCTCACCTCTCCTATCTTCAATATGCCTGTTAAGTCCTTCTATTATATCTTCAGCTCTCATACGTAATCCATAAAATAAACATTAGTACTATCCTTCTTCAGTATATCATTGATAACAGGATTATGTTTCTTTGCCCATCTCTTAATGGTAGAGAAGAAATTAAACCTCTTAATATTGTCCCAAAAAGATACTCCTGATAACCAAGGAGTATAGGTATAATCAAATATACGAGGGTCTCTATCAAGTATAACCTTCCATCCATTCTTTATACAAGCAAAAGAAAGAGCTAGGCATGGGATGCTCTCCAATACCTCTTCTCTGAATAGGTCTTCACTACCTTCTCTTTCAAGTATAATCCTAACTTTATATACTGAGAATATATTAACTATCTCTCCTATACTCTTAAATGTAAGGCAAAAATCTACCAATCCATGACATACTCTCCATACATTTCCATCTCTCCTTACTCTCACATCAAAGTAGGTTACTCCTATTTCTTTCTGCTGTGCTATACTCTTTACTTGTGTCCTCCATAGGAAAGAGAACCATTCAAATAACTTCTTCCTAGCTGGCAAGAATGTATAGCTATCATGTGTCCCAATCATAATGTCAAATCATCTTCAAAGATTGTCTTTTCTCCAGAACCTCTCATCTTACCTGAACTCTTCATCTCAGAGTTAAGTGCTTTTTCAGCTTCATCTAAATCCTTTACAAGAGGAGGTATTTGCTTTATAAGAGCACCTACTTCTTTCAAGTCTTTAATCTCTAGGTCATCAAACTCTTGAGCCTTTAACCTCTTTCTATATTTATCAACCATAAATCTCGTGTCTTCAAGGAGTAGAGCAGATATAGGTTTGAATGACATATAGAAATTCATAGCTTCTGTGACTATCTTATCAGGTTGCCATTTAGGGGGCAATCCTTCTCCCTCTTTAATAGCTTCCATTCTTTCCTTGTCATCTACAAGGTATTGATAGTCACTTCTTGGGTCACAGAAAAAGTAAATGAATCCCAATTCCATTATAGCTTTATCCTTATTAACAGTCTTGTCTCTTTGCCATATTTGTCTGAATGGTTTAAGAGCAAAGGCTTCCTCAGATATTACTATCTTGTAACCCTCATATTTGAATAATTTTATCATAATCTAAGAAAAAAAAAAGTGTATCAAGATTAGTTTTCCTGATACACTCTCTTGAGTTATACAATTAGTTTCTTCTTCTCTGGTTGAATGATTGGTGAAGGAGTTGGGTCAGGAACTTCCTCATACTCTTCAATAATGAAGTCAATATCCCTATCCTGTAGCAATAGGCACTGCTTTCCATCCATCTCAACAACATCAAAGTTGTAAGTTATAATAGGGTTATCAGTGATTACTCCATCCTTTAGAGAACCTTCTTGGTGCTTCTTCACACCAAATCTTGTAGGATTAACCCATACCAAGTCACCAACTTTAATGTCTCTAACAGAGCTACCCACTGCAAGTACTCTTTGATACTCCTTCAAGCTGCCTTCTCTCTTAGTCACATCAATAAGACCAGCTCCTACCATCATATCCTGCTCATACTTATCCATTGTAGTGATAAGTGCAGTGAACATTGGCTTTATCTTCTTAACCTTCAACATACTCAATGACTTTTATACCATATTCTACAGCACAAGTGTGCTCAATTTTACAACCTCTATACTTATCCCAGTCCTTAGCAAAATATGCAGCATCTGCTCCAGATAACAGCTCCACTGATTTACCCAAGAACCATAGAGGTCTTGCATCTACTGGTGCATCTTTGAAGAAGCTATCAATTACTTCCACATCATCATTAAGTACTGCCTTAGCCTCTTCTACAGCTTTGGCTCTTTCTGCTTCTATTTCTTCATCTGTCTTACCCTTCATGGGCTGACTAATAAACAATTTCTTCATTTCTTCTCCCCTATCTGTTTTATAAACTTGAGTCTCTTTTTCATACCTAACATCCTATCATAAGTGCAAGTCAATTTACCCAGTGACGGAATGTTGAAATTTGTTCTTAACTTAGCAAAATCCTCTTCATTAAGATTCTCCTTTAATGGCAAGGACTGTATGGATTGGTTAATGAATAACCAAAATGCCTTATATGTTTTATCTACCACTTCTTTAGGTAAATTCAACTCTTCAGAAACCTTACCAATTATATCAAGATAACTCATTTCAATTCAAAAAGTAACAATAGTTGGAAAGTGCCAGTCTCCTCATCAATGTTAGGAATAAACCTTGGATTAATCTTGCCATCAATGATAACCTTATTCTTCCTTAGCTTGCCCATAATTACTTGAAAGTGTGGGAGAGTGATATTACACTCTTCCCTTACTTTCTTCTTTGTATCTTCACTCATTGTAACCTTATCAAGTATCTCATTGTCCTTGATAACTTTACTGAGTTCATATCTCTGCTTAACAAAGGATGTAATTACATCAATCTCTCTTTCAGTTAACTTATGAAAAGGCTCTAAGAATTTGAACCAATGCCTGAAGAAGCTTCCACTCAAAGAACATGGTACTCTAACTATATTATTAGGCTTCTTCATATATATTTATATTACTCTTCAGTTTTAATATTTGAGGTCTCTTCTTTATTATCCTCCTCAGGTACTGTCAGGAGTTCCTCAATTTCAGCAATACACTTTTCAAGAAAGTCTTGCTGGAACATATGTCCATTCTCTACTACCTTAAACAAGTAATCAAGCCTCTTGAATATATTACTCATATTAGCAGCCTGTAACTTCATATACAACTGCTTAGCCTGCTCACTAAGCTGATGAGCTATGTTCTCTAACTGCTCATAAGACATCTTCTCAGGTCTCTCTGTTTCCTTTGTTGTTGGCTGCACCTTTACAGCCTTTTCCTTCTGCTCTTCCATTTTATTTAATAATTAAGTTGTTAATACTCTTCAAGGTATCTGTGTCCATATTTATTCTTGTAGAGGGTATCCCATTCCTCTATTGAACATTCTTCTATATCAGTGGAGCCACACTCATCACAGTAATCTGAATCCTCCATTCTTGGAATGTTCCTAATATTCAATGATAGACAATGCTTGCAGTATAGTACTGGTACTTCATTGTAATCATTAGGCTGATTTTCTGTGTTTAAGTTGCTCATAAATCATCTTCTTTCTTTCATTAATAGTCCTACTGTGATGTCCCTTTCTCTTACAAGTATTAGCTTTATTATTGAAAGGTCTCTTAGGGAAGATAATACCATCAAGAGATACATAACCTCTTCTGATTGCTCTTCTTACAGACTTAAACTTGTTTACTGCTTCATAAGTTCTTAGGTGAAGAATACTTTTCTCATAGAAATCTCCCACAATATCTACTCTATTCTTCTCCATGTAATCCTTGAACTCCTCTTCACTCATAAGAGGTCTTTCTACTGTCTTCTGCTCTTCCATTTCCATAATGTTTTTATCTATAGTAGATTAATACAAATTGACCATTCTCTTTAAGTAGAGAAACTATATTCTCTCTTTTAATTCTTTCTTCATTGGCTGCCCTTACAATACCTCTGATTGTAGTATCAGTTAGCACAGTCATAATTTGAGAACCCTCTGAACCATTGGTCTTTTTGGTTCTTGTCATCTTTGCTTTTTCTATCTCTTCCATATAAAGTAATTTAGTTACGGGGGGAGGACTTGAACCTCCAACCTCAAGGTTATGAGCCTTGCTAGCTACCATTGCTATCACCCCATGATATATTAGAGCAGATAGTGGGAATCGAACCCACACATTAACATTGGAAGTGTTACATACTAACCTTTATACTATACCTGCAAAAGAGCCTCTTATAGGAATTGAACCCATATCTTCTGACTACAAAACAGAAATAATTAACCTTTATACTAAAGAGGCATTGTAGCTTCAGTGGGATTTGAACCCACAAGAACATTACTGTTCAAAGGATTTTAAGTCCTCCGTGTCTACCATTTCCACCATGAAGCCATCCAGTATCAATAAGGCTTTACATCACATAAGTGGAACAAGTAGTCATACTTATTGACATTCTGAATAAAGGTCTCACATTCAGATGTTATACCTTTATATATGGTCTCTTGAGGAATCTTATCATAGAATGCAATAGTAGCAGACTTAACCTCACTTATAAAGTCAAAAGCATTCAGTGCATCACTTGGAGTTCCTTTGATTACATTAGGTTGTATCTTGCCAAGTATTCCCATATATCCTTCTGCAAGCCCATCTTGATAATCTGACAATATGTCAAGGAACTCATCAAGATACACATGGATATTCTTCTTAGGCGCTGCCCAATGCAGATTCTTACACTTAGTCTTCCAACCTTCAAGCTGATTTAAGAAGTTAATAAAGAACTGAGAACCAGATACTTCTGTACTTCTGCTTGATTCCATTGGAGTAAATAGGCTATCTTCTTCAAACATATTCTCTTATTTTGATGTTGCAAAATTAAGCAAAATAATTGGAACTACCAAACATTTTCCTAACTATTTTCCAATTATTTTTAGTACCCCCTAAGAGACTCGAACTCTTACACATTACTGCGTATGCTCCTAAGGCATATGTGTCTACCATTCCACCAAGAGGGTATTAGTGGGTGCTCAAAGAATCGAACTTTATTCTCAGATTTTTCAGACCTGCGCAATGTAACCATACCTGCCCAACACCCATAATGACTTATTTGTGTCTCTCCCCACATCACCTTCCATAAGTCAAGGACGAAGATTTCTATTGAAGTGGGAGTAAAAGGAATCGAACCTATTGTGTTTCTAATGTGCCAGATTTACAGTCTGGTGCCCATCCACCATCTGAGCAGTACTCCCATATATATTTATTACTCACTCCAACATCAAAGGAACTATATTCCAACTGGAATAGTTCCTGAAGGTATCCAAACATAAGACTTAGCAGCTTGTCTAGAGTATGCTTTAATACCCCTCTTAATTAATGAAATAACCTTTTTCATAACAATTAAAAATTTAGAGTTAATAGTATGTTATGTTCCCCCATAAGGAGTCGAACCTTACTCTCAAGATTAAAAGTCTAGAGCATCCACCATCAATGCTTTGGGGGAATATTTGCCAAGGTTGAGATTGTGCTCCCACAAGGACTTGAACCTTGAGTCTCCTGTTTAAGAGACAGGTGCTTTAACCAATTCAGCTATAGGAGCATTATTTCTTTTCATATTTTTCAGACCATGCTTTAGTAATACCTGCTGTTGCAAATACTCCAGCAACAGCACCTATATAAGCAGCAAGACCATTAAGGTCTGTCTGTATAGTATGGTTATAACATACTTCTATTATAAGAAGTACAGCAGGAACTAATAGCAGGATTAAACCTATTAAAGTAACTGCCACTAAGAAGAAGTTCTTTGAAGAAACTCCTGTATTATTCTTTACAAGTTTATCTATGTAACACATAGTACTGGCAGAGGGGCTTGAACCCACATGCACCAATTACCCTTTCTACAATGTATAAGATTGAGGGGATATGCCAGTATATTGGGGTGTCTGATGGGAATTGAACCCACACAATTTGGAGCCACAATCCAAAGCTCTACCATTAAGCTACAGACACAGTTCTGATGAGTAGACTCGAACTACTAACTACTGCCTTATGAGAGCAGCTTTCTGCCATTGAAATACATCAGAATATGTAGGGACAATAGGACTTGAACCTATAACTCCTTCCGTATCAGGGAAGTGCTCTAACCATTGAACTATATCCCTATATTGCTGATGGGATAGGATTTGAACCCATATCAGCTGGTTTTGGAGACCAGTATTTTACCATTAAACTACCCATCAATTTCTGCGGGGAATACAGGACTCGAACCTGTAACCATTGGATTAACAGTCCACTGCTCTAACCATTAAAGCTAAATCCCCTAATTTGTTGCTCCTAACCATCTGAGCTAACTGTTCTAATAAGTATTATTCAAAACACTTATCTGATTTTAGAATATCATTATAGATTTTATAATCTTCTTTCAATACCTCTAAAAGTTTATTTTTAGTTTCTTCATTAATAAAACGAACAACATTACTTTTATTAACTTCTAACTTTTGTATATCTATTGATTTTAGATAATCATTTAATTTTTCAATAGGTATAAACAAATCAATATCTTTATAATCATAAAAAAGAAATTGACTAGTGATATGCCTATCAATGTATTTAGGTTCTACATTTTTTAATGTATCAATAACATCATCACAATAATCATAAAACCTTTTATTTCTACCAATCGTTGTGTATGCAGAAATTATTCTATCTACAGAATCTCTAATAACTGCTACTTTTTTGAAGTCTTTATATTCTCTTGCATTTATAATAAAATCTCTTTTATTATCACTCCAAAAATCTCCCAAACCCTTGAAAGCATATTCTTTCTCCAAATCATCTCTTTTTAATGAAATTAAAACTAAAGAAGAGCAAGCATTTTTACTTATTATTGGAGTAATAACTTTATGTTCTTTAGAAAGAATAGTCCATAAATCATAATAAATAGGAGTAGTTTTATCAATATATTGCATTCTCGATTATAGCCATTAATTTATTTCTTAATAAATACTTCTTTCGTAAAACGTATTAATTTATCTAAATTTATTCCATCTTCTATAAATACGATTTTATATCTATATTTTTTCATATCTTCTTTTTTATTTGTGTCTAAACTTTTCATAGTACATCAGGTGAGACTCAAACTCACAACCCAACACCTTAGAAGGGTGTTGCTCCTACAAGACTCGAACTTGTGACCTTTGGTGTGTAAAACCACTGTTCTTAACCACTGAACTAAGGAGCATTGATAGGGCAGTTTCTTTAACCTCTAACTGCCCAAAAGAGGGTTCAAGCAAAAAGCTCAACATTATGAAAACATGAAAACATAGTGTGGAGCAAGAGGGACTCGAACCCTTAATTCTTCCTTGCAAAGGAAGTATGTTAGCCAATTACATCACTTGTCCCAAATGAGGGTATAGGCTATCAACCCTCTTGTAGGCAGTCACCATTCATTCCCTACTTTATATACCCTAAAGGTGGTATCACCTACCCTCTTGTACTGGGGTGAGCATCTTATATTTCTATAAGAACGTAGAGTAGACAAGACTCGAACTTGCAATATCACTGCATTCCAAATGCAGGGGGCTAACCAATTACCCTACTACTCTATATTGCGGAGAGCAATGTACTCGAAACATATACAATTACTTGTACACTTTGCTTAGCAGGCAAGCCCCATAACCTTATGGGTTTACTCTCCAATTTGCCTACCCTACCATATAGGAATAGGACTTTTAGTTGGGTAGCAGACTATGAGGGAATTGAACCCATAATCTCCACATTGACAGTGTGGTGACTTAACCACTTCGTCTAACCCAACATTTGGTACCCCCTATAGGAATCGAACCTATATCAAAAGATTAGAAGTCTCTTATTCTGTCCATTGAACTAAGAGGGCATTTACCTTTACTATTGTTACCCCAACAAGACTCGAACTTATGTTACAGGAGCCAAAATCCCGTGTAATAACCAACTATACTATGGGGCAATAAAAAGGAATGTTACTCTAAAACAACTGGTTAAAGTAACATTCCTAACAATGGAAATTTCCTAAAACCAATCTCTCTTTCTTAATTGCTCTGCAAAGGTAAGCAAAATATTGGAAACCACCAAACTTTTTCTCAATTATTTTAGTTCAAGCACCATTTTCTTGTCATGAAGGAGTAAAGTTAGGCTTTGGTTTTAGGTCTAATCTATATTCTTTAAGTAATTCCTACTAACTTGTTAGCCCAAGATTCAGTATAAAAACTGTAGTAGTTCCATTTAATTCCTATCTTACTACATAGATAATGCACTATGTTATGTAGTAATGATGGAATTCCTATCACTATCAAATATAGTGGACCTAATATATCAGATTGCTTACTATGGCCAAATTCATGTTGGATAGACTTTTGTGATGACATAGTATCCACAAAGATATAGTTACCTAAGGACATAGTTGGTAGCACATCATTATATATCATAGTGTTACCTCCTACTATACCTTCTCTATATGCTGCCTCACACAATATACCCTCTATACATAAAGCAAGCATATTCTGTGGGAACTGCCATAACCACATCAATAAATTCTTAATATAACTACTAATCTTCTTCATTAATTATTGGATATAATATATCCCTAGAGCTGGATTAACAGCCTTCAAGACAGCTATTTTTAGCTTTCCTATCAATTACTTACTTCAGTAGACCCGGTCTTTTAATCCTCTAAAGTCTGATTCCCTGTGCCTTTTCTCAGTGTGATGTGCTCAGACAATCTACCTTATAAAGTAACCATTTGTGTAGTATTGGGGACACCTCTCTATTATTTATAGATACTACCCAACTTCTGCCCCACTACTTTTTATCCTCATGGGGGATAACCTAATCACACTTAGGTTCTACGAGGTACAAAGATAAGTAAAAGAAATGATATGACCAAATGTATAAATAGAAAATTTATTGATTATAGAGATAATTTTTTTTTTCTGATTTTTTTTTGAAAAATTTTTGGTATTTGTAGGAGTGGTACTTACACCAACCACACCCTCCCCATCACTCAGCCCGAGGGGGTCCTACCCCCAAGGGTTAGGCAATATTGCCGTATAACTGACTAAAACTTTATAACCATGTCAGCAAACAATCTTATTTTCAACGACACTCTTACAGTAGAGCAATTCAAAGACAAGATGAAAGTCTCACGGATTGAAGTAAAGAAGAATCCCAAGTCGGGAAAGTTATTCTTCTCTTACGGAGCAAAAACAGGAGCTGTTGCATCAAAGGGTATTCCAAAGAACCCTATGTTCTCCTTTGTAAAGGGAGACCCTACTCCTCAGAATCCCTCAGGGGAATTCTGGCTCCTCCATGAGGAAGGCCAGGGAGGTGCACCTGTATTGGCCACCTTCTGATAAGAGGGCAACAGGTAGAAATGCCTGTTTGCCTTTTGGTTTTTAAGCATTAATAGATTTACATCTCTTCTAGACAAGAAGATTAGAGAGGTAAGTAGAGTGTTTAGAGGTTTAATGCACTGGATAAGTAGGATAGGATAATAGAGTGTGGAATACACTTTATGTCCTATCTTTCTTGTTTTGTATTGAATGTAACTTGTTGATTTACTGAGAGTTATAGTATGGATTAATATGCTGTTAAGTGTGTGGTATTATACAATCACCCCATAAATACCTCTCATTGAAATCAACAATTAGTAGAACAATCATCCAATAATGTATGACTGTTTTTACTGTTACAGTTGAAATATAATGATAGTATTTTATTATGGATAATTTTGCTTTTACTTGTAAACGTCAGATGCTAGAAGCAGCTAAAAAGGATAAAGAACTACCTATAAACAAACAATCAAATGAACAAATCAACTATGCAAGATATGATTGAAAATACTATTCCAACCCTTGAGTATCTTCACAACTGTGATGATCTAAAAAGCTTTTTAATATTTCACATAGATGACCCTATATGTGGCACTGCTGACTTTCAGGGAGATATGGTAGAATTTACTGGTTATGCTGTTCCCAAAGAAGGAGAAGTCATACCTGTAGATGGTTATGATGTAAACTATACAGTGGGTGCTATTAATGAAGTAACTAATACTTTTGTTCTAACATTTGGCAAGTTTGCTGATGAAGCCTATGGTGTGGAGCTTCCTGCCTATGTGAGAGAAGAACTCATTACTACCTTGAAAGGAGAATGGTAAATTAACTAGTAGTGTGGGGATAAAACTCCACACTACTTCTAAATAAAAAAGAATTATGGAAAAAATAGTATACGGACAATCTATTGAGAAAGGGCAGATAGTAGAAATAACTGTTCCTAACATAGAAAAGC